ACGCATGCCGTTGGCCCAAATGATAAGTGGCTTCGACGGATGCGCCTTCCACGCTTGGCGTATCACGAACTCGACATTGGTCCCATGCGCGATGTATTGGCTACGGAAGGCCAATTGGAATCAGTTGGCCTAAAACGCGCCCTTCATATATGCCGCGGTCACTTCGCCACTTACTCGGAAGACAGACCTTTGTTTGGCAAATATACCGGCCAGTTCTGGAAGCCGTCCCACGTGCGAGGTGCCGCAGAGTTCGGACTTATTCAGAAAGACTACAACGTTCACCCGCATAAAAAGGGTCCTGCAAATGGCAACGGCTGAGACTGTCCACCTAGCTATCGAAAATGTTGGTCCCGTCAAGAAGATCGCCATCGACGTACCTCGCGCCGGCGTCGTGGTCTGGAAGGGCAGAAACGGGGCCGGAAAGACAACGCTCCTCAACGCGATCGACGCGGCCGGGCGCGGCGTCGGCAAGCCGCCGATCACGGACGGCGAGGACCGGGCGGAAGTCCGATTGGGCGACGTCGTGCTGCGCGTCGGCAAACGCAATCAGCGCAGCGGCGAACCGGAGTTCGAAATGCTCGACGGCAAGTATTCGCTGGCCGATCTGATTGACCCCGGCTTCAAGAAACGCGAAGCCTGCGATGAGCACGCCATCAAGACGCTGGCCCAGCTTTCCGGCAGCGGCGACGTATCGCTGTTCTACGAACTGGCCGGCGGCCAGGAAGCCTTCGAGGCGCTTGTGCCGGCGGAAGTGGCCGGCGACAGTGACGTAGTGGCGCTGGCCGGCAGAATCGAGCGGGCGCTGCAGAGCAAGGCCAGAGCCGAAGAGGATGCCGCCACGGGAGCCGACGCCAAGGCCGATGCGTTTAGCGCCTCCGCGAGCCAGGTGGATGTGAATGGTCCGTACGATGAAAACGACTTGGCCGAATCACGCTCGTGGGCCGAACGGGAATGCGGACGCCTGGAGCAAAAAGCGGCCGATGCGGAAGCCAAGCTGCGGGAGGCCCGGGTTGCCCAGGATGCTCTGGAAGATGCCGAAGCGGAAACGGACGGCCCGAGCATTGCGGACGCCGAGCTTGCTCTGACGCAGGCCCGCGGGCTGGTGACCGATCGGCTGGCCGTGGTCAATCAGCTCGAGCAGCAGCTCCGCAACGCCAAGGCCGAACTGCTCAAGGCCGAGAGCGGCGTGCGCGAAGCGGAAACAACGCTCACCAGCGCCCAGAACACGGCCAAGACGCTGGCGAAGTTCCGGGCCACTGTCGAGGCGGCCAAGAATGTGGACACCGTCTCGGAACAGGAACTTGCCAACGCACGTGAAGCGGTGGAGCTTGCCAAAGCCGCCGAACTTCGCGGCCGAGACATTCGCAGGGCCATCGAAGCCCGCGAGCAGGCCGACGCGTGGCGCAAGAAAGCGGCCGAGCATCGCAAGGCTGCGGACAAGCTGCGGCAGGCTGCGGCGGCCACCGATGACGTGCTTTCGGGGCTGGTGGGCAAGCTGGGTTCGCCGCTGTTTGTGGAGCGCGGCCGGCTGCTGGTCCAGAGCGATCGCGGCAAGGAAAGCTTCTGGGATCTGAGCGATGGCGAACGGAGCGAGCTGGCGGTGACCGTGTTCGCCAACGCGATTCGGCAGCACAACCCGGGCCGAGATTGCCAGCTCACGTTGCCGCAAAGCTTCTGGGAAGGGCTCGATTTCAACGGCCGCAAGCGAATTGCGGAGCTGATGGAACGGCAGGGCGTGCTGGCCTGGACGGCGGAGTGCAGTCGGGACGAAGGCGACGAGCAGGAACTGCACGCGGAAGTTTACCACTAACCGGCTCCGGGGTTCCGGCTTGGTTATTGACTCCCAGGCCGAACGTCGCGAGACAGCCCCGGAGCCCCTTTTTGCAACTGAGAAACCCCATTTCACAAACGAACGAACGATGATCTGGACGACATGCCACATCCCGGAAGACTATCGGCGCTGGCACGAGTCTCAAGGCGGACGAGATTTCATGCGGCTGACCGCTCCACTTCCGAGTGGCCTTGAGCTCCGCATGACGGCCGGGCGAGAGCCGCTGGAAGACGGTGGCAAGCCATTTCTTCACGTCTCTGTCAGCGTAGGAGTGCCGGGGATCACTGGCAGTGTGCGGCCTCCGCGCGATGACGAGATTGAAGCAGTCCGGGAGTGCTGGACCGAACAGCTTATCGAGGAAGGATCAAGCGGGAACACGAGACACTTTTGGGAAGCAGGAGCTAGCCATGCCCCTCACGCGTGAACAACGGGAAACCATCGTCGATGCTCTGGAGGAATCCGCCCGCTTGCGGGAAATGCTCGCTTCGCAGCGTGACCCGAAAGAGAACAATCGGCTGCGCGAGCAGGCCGAATATCTGCGGGAACTAGCGAATGGAATCAAGCAACTATGAACACCATCGACCTCACCCCCGATTGCACGATCGAGGACGCGGCCATTGCCGTGGTGACGACCGCGAACCACACCGGTCAGGAGTGCCGGGCGAAGTTCAACGGCTTCGATCTGGTGGCGCATCCGCTAGTCACGGATGAAGAGGATTTGATCCGGGCGTACTGGCAGCATCGCGCCGCGGTGCATGACGGGATCATCGTCGAAGCCCTCCGCATGATGTCGGAGCTACTGGCCAATGCGATGCTGCGGGAGCTCGGGACCGAGAAATACGACGCCTGCAAGCAGATCGTGCACGAGACGCTGAAGCGGGTAATGGCGCGGCCGGATATCGGCGACGGCCCCTTGGTGGCGGCCGTCGTGATGAACCGCGCCGCTGAGGTGGCTGGCGACCGGATGGCCATCATGGAGCGGTCGATGCTGTTTATCGCCGCAATGGAAGTCGCAATCGAGAAGGCGGAAGGCCCCTTATGAAGATCGAATTCTTAGGCGGCGAGCGTATTGACCGCGCGTGCGAAAAACTGGTCGCGTCTGCCAGCGAGCACGGCGAAACCGTGAGCGGTGACTTCAACGGCATTGAGCTTGTCGCGGAGCCCGGTTCTACCACGGCCGACGAACTGTCCCGCTATTACACCGAAGAAATGCGGCGGCGACACGAGGCATACCGCGCCTCCCCGGAATGCGCAGCCCGCGAGCAGGAGGCCGAGGAAAAGCGGATTCAAGACAGGCTCGATTTCGCGCTGGCCATCCAAGACGCGCCCGCCATCGAACTGCGCGACGAATCCGGCTGGAATGAACACAAGGCCGCGAACACCGATCCATATGGTGCTGGCGTGCTGCGTTACGCCGAGAACTGGGCGCGCATCATGCAAAAGCGAATCGCCGCCGGTGAATCTGTCGCGGAAGCCGCCAAGGCCAGCCAGTTTATCTCCGACCCGGAAGGAATTACGGGCTTCATGTACGGCTGCGCGGTTGCCGCCCTGTGCGCCTTCTGGGTCCATGGCGAAGAACTGCGCCGCTGGCACAACCTCGAGACGCAGATCGGAAGCGAAGGGGAGAAGGCCAACGAGAGCGGCGCGGTTTTGAATCCGGCGGTGCTGAACTTGGGATGATCGCAGTCGGGCCCAAGAGTGGGCCCAGTGGAAATGGAGAGCGGCCGGAGTGCCGCTACGAAGGACCGTGGGTAAGCAAGCGAAGAAACACAGCGGCGTTACGTCGATCGTGCCGAATTTCGGTAGCAACCGGATGCTGGCGCATCGTGTTGGCGAAATGCTCGACGGCTGCAAGTGGGTCGGCGTTCCCTTTGCCGGCGGCATGAGCGAACTCCGCTACATCAAGGCGCGAACGATCAACGTCAACGACAAGCATCGGCACCTGATCGCGCTTGCGCGTGTGATGGCGTGCCCGGCCCTTGGTCCGCAGCTTTATCGTCGTGTGCGACGACTTGCGTTTCACCCCGCCGAGCTCGCGGCGGCTCAGTATCGCTGCAAGGTGCGGGACGTCGCCGGCGACCACCCGGACACTTCGGACGAGCATCACCTACTGGATTGGGCGGTCGACTATTTCGTCGTGGCCTGGATGACCCGCCACGACTCGGCGCTTACCGACAAAGAATTTAAAGCTGGCGTGTCTACCCGCTGGAACGCGGGCGGCGGCGACTCGAATAAGCACTATCGATCGGCCATTGAAGGACTAGTCGCATGGCGGCGGATTCTGCAAGTCGTGAATTTCACCTGCCTTGATTGGCGAGAGTTCCTACTCAAGTGCAAAGACCTTCCCGAGCACGGCATCTACTGCGATCCACCGTGGCCGAAGGACGGCGATTGCTATACGCACAAGTTCACGGATGACGACCAGCGGGGCCTGGCTCACTATCTGGCTCGGTACCGGCAGGCCCGCATCGTGATTCGCTACGGCGATCACCCCCTGATTCGCGAGCTGTTTGCCGAGCCTGTTTGGACATGGCACGAGATTACTGGCCGGACGCAGACAAACTCTGCCAAGTCGGAAGTGCTGATCGTGAGGAACGGACCGTGATCGCAAACTACCACGACTTCATCGCGCGCAAGTCCCACATTGGCGGCGAGCACGGCTTCAAGCCGCTGTGGATGCCCGATTGGCTGATGGATTTTCAGGCCTGCCTTTGCGACTGGTCGATCCGGCGCGGCCGGGCTAGCCTACTTGCTGCCCCGGGGCTTGGCAAGACTCCCATGCAGCTCGTGTTTGCGGAGAACGTAGTCCGCAAGACGAACAAGCCATTCCTGGTGATGACCCCGCTTGCCGTAGCAGCTCAGACTGCACGCGAGGCTGAGAAGTTCGGCATCGAGGCCGAAGTATCCCGCGACGGCCGCTATCGATCAAAGATCGTCATCACGAACTACGAGCGACTGCACTACTTCAATCCAAACGACTTTGCGGGCGCCTCGTGCGACGAGGCATCTTGCCTCAAGGATTTCAACGGTCGCCGCACCACGGCCGTGACCGAGTTTCTGAAACCGATTCCTCATCGGCTGCTGCCCACGGCAACGCCCAGCCCCAATGACTTCACAGAACTGGGAACGCTCTCCGAAGCTCTCGGCGAGCTGGGCTACATGGAAATGCTGGGGCGGTTCATGAAGAACGACGACAAGACGCTTCACATCATGGGCATTAAGTATGGTGATCTAACCCACAAGAAGTGGCGATTCAAAGCTCACGCGGAAGAACATTTTTGGCGGTGGGTGTGTTCGTGGGCCCGCGCCTGCCGAATGCCGTCCGATCTTGGATTTGACGATGGCCAGTTCGTGCTGCCGCCGCTGGTCGAACGCGAGCACATCGTTCACCGCTCGACCGTTCGCCCGGGGATGCTGTTCAATCTGCCGGCGGTGACGATGGATGAGCTGCGCGAGGAGCGCAAGGCCACGGTCCATCAGCGCTGCGAGATGGCGGCCGAATTGGTCCAGCATTCAAAGACGGCCGTAGCTTGGTGCCACCTGAATCCCGAAGGCGACTTACTGGAAAAACTGATCCCCAACGCCAAACAAGTCAGCGGGTCGCAGTCGGATGAAGAAAAGGAAGAACTACTTACCGCATTCTCTGCCGGCGAACTGCCCTACCTGGTGACCAAACCGAAGATCGGGGCGTGGGGTCTCAACTGGCAGCACTGCTCACACATGACGGTGTTTCCGTCCCATTCCTTCGAGCAGTATTACCAACTCGTGCGTCGCTGCTGGAGGTTCGGCCAGGAGAACGAGGTGCGAGTTGACATTGTTGCTAGTAGCGGAGAGTCGGGCGTTCAGAAAAACCTGCAGCGCAAGGCGGTCATGGCAGATCGGCTGTTCTCAAAGCTAGTGGCCCTTATGAACGAATCCATGCAAATCCAGCGAGCCGGTTACGGCAGCGCATCCGTAGGAGTCCCCTCGTGGCTGTGATCGACCAAGAGATTACCGACCAGTATGCGATCTACAACGGCGACTCGTGCGAGGTCCTCCCGGACTTGCCTGACGCTTCGGTCGGTCTGGGCATCTATTCGCCGCCGTTCGCGGACCTATACAACTATTCGTCGAGCGAACGCGACCTGTCGAACTGCCGAGACTATGACGAGTTCCTTCGGCACTATGAGTTCATAGTCGAGCAGATGGCCCGCGTGACGATGCCCGGGCGTATTAACTGCGTGCATTGCTGCGACATTCCGATCCCGGGCCAGCGTAAGGGCTATCAGGATTTCCCGGGTGATATCGTCAGCATGCATAAGCGGCTGGGGTTTCTATACGAAGGCCGCATCTGCATTTGGAAGGAACCCTTCCGCGTGGCGATGCGCACTCGGCTGCAGCACCTGACGCACAAGAACATCTGCAAAGACTCAGCGGTCTCGTTCCCGGCGGGCGCGGACTTCATTCTGCTGTTCAAGCGTGCTGGTAAGAATCCCGTACCGATCGCTCACCCGACCGGCCTTAAAGAATACGCCGGCGAGAAAAAAGTCCCGGCGGCGCTGAAGCGTCACGCGGGCGAGAAACGGCAGGAGCGGAATCGGCTCAGCCAGTGGATTTGGCGGCAGTACGCGTCATCGTTTTGGGATGACATTCGGATCGACCGCGTGTTGCCCTACAAGGAATCCAAGGAACACGACGACGAAAAGCACGTCTGCCCGCTGCAACTCGACGTGATTGATCGGTGCCTGGTGCTGTGGAGTAATCCAGAAGACGTCGTCCTGACGCCTTTCATGGGAGTCGGCAGTGAGCCGTACGGCGCCGTATGCGCCGGTCGTCGCGGCATCGGAATCGAGCTCAAGCCAACGTACTACCGCCAGGCCAAGCGGAACATTTCAGCGGCCCTGGATGCACAGAAGCAGGCGGACCTGTTTTCGGAGGCCACACCATGAGCCCCAACGACTCCCGCGTACTCCGCGCCATTGGCTACCTGCAGCCGTGCCCCGACAGGGCCGTTGAGCAGCTCTGCTGGTCGCTATTCAAGACGCCGCCCAGCACGGTTCGCGGCACGCGCAAAAGGCTCCAGTTGCGCGGGGTCGTGCGCGAAGCCGGGCGGTACCGGGATGGGGTTATGAAATGGGAGCTGGCGAAATGACAGCCTACGCAGAAAAGCTCCGTGATCCGCGCTGGCAGAAGAAACGGCTGGAAGTGATGCAGCGCGACGGTTTCGCGTGCGTTGAGTGCGGGGACCGTCGGTCCTCGCTAAACGTGCACCACGGCTGCTACGTTCCTGGACGCGACCCATGGGACTACGAAGACGAACTTCTGCACACGACCTGTGAGCCATGCCACCAGCGACTCCAAAAAGCGCTGGCTGACGTCCACTTACTGCTGGGCACCTTGAATTTAGACGAGCTGAAGAAAGCCTTTGCCGCCCTCAAGGCTTCCAGAATTGGCCCCACCTGGCAACCACGGAATCCGCTCACGGCGCCCAAGTCGAATAGCGAGGTGCTGGCCCAGACGGAAGCCAAGATCGCAGAAATCGCCGCTCGGCCGCGACCACTATCGGAATTCGAGGAAGGGCAGCTACGGAACCTCGAGCAGATCGCCACCATTCTTCGATTCGAAATCAACAGCGGAGCGCGGCCCCATGGCTAGGATGCGAACGGTTAAATCCGAGATCTGCAGCAGCGAGCAGTTTGTCTCATGCTCTCGCGACGCAAGATTACTTTTTATTCTCCTGTGGACGCACTGCGATGACGCCGGCGTGCATACTGATTCTCCGCGCCGCTTGAAGATGGAACTCTTTCCAGCGGACGATGATGCGACGACTGATAAGGTCTCGGAATGGCTCGCAGAGCTACTTAAAGCCGGGCTGGTTGGGCGGTTTGAGTCGGGACAGCATCAATACCTGTTTGTTACCGGATGGCAGCGGCACCAAAAGGTCCGCAATCCGTATTACCGGTTCCCAAAACCTCCCGGATGGGAGGGCGAACACGACATCAGTACTGACACAGAGCAGCATCAATGCAGCACTGATACCGCATCAGTACAGCATCAGTACAGGGCGTATACGAAAGAGACGAAGACGAAAGAGACGAAAAGAAACGAAAGTAAAGAGGCGTCAGACGTTGACGTAGACGTAGACGTTGGCGCCCATCAAATTTCGTGGGCCAAGGTCGCCAAAGACAAACGCAAGGCGATCGAGATCATCGGGCCACCGCGTAACTCTTCGGACGAATCGCTGGTTTTCAAGGCTGCGGCACTCGCCCAGCATCCGCTCAGCGAAGAATTTCTCTGGGATTCGGTCGACGCGGTTACTGCGGCCTACTCGCGCGGCAGTCCACCCGGAAAGAACCGCTATGCGTACTTCCACGGCGTGCTTTCCTCCAAGGCAAAGGACGCTGGCCAGAATTTCAAGCAGCTTCTGAAACGAGTTCCGAACCCAAATACATTCGCAGGTGAGACATGAGCACGACCGCCAGGAAGTCCGCCAGTAACGGGGAGATCCTCGACGCACGGCCACCTGCCGACCTCGAGTCAGAGGCAGCCGTGATCGGGAGCATCTTCCTGAACCCGAACGCGATCGACGACGTGAGTTTGCTGCTTGAGCGAACGGATTTTTACGACCAGCAGCTCGGCGTGATCTACGGGCACCTGCTTGATATGCATCACGCCGGAAAGCGCATCGACATGCGGCTGTTTGCCGCCCACGTCAAAAAGGCTGGCGGTGAGGTGCGCAAGTTCAGGGAAGGTCCGCGGCACCCTGCGTCTGTCGACTCGGTCGTTCTGTCGGAGGCGATGCAATCCACGCCAACCGCAGCCAACGCGTCGCACTACGCGAGCTTAGTTCGCGAACAAGCGATCAAGCGCGAACTGAAACTTGCCGGCCAAATGATCATTGCCAGTGCCCACAACGAGCCGGATGCATTCGAAGCACTGGACAAGTGCGAGCGAGAGATACTAACGATCCGAGACCATCGCGGGACAGCAACCAGCCAGATCAAGTCGGTGATGGAGGTGCTGGCGGAGTCTATGGCAGAGATCGATAAGCGATCCAGCGATAACCCGCCATGGCTTTCCACGGGATTCATCGACCTGGATCGGCTCATGGGATTTCGCCCCGGCCGCGTAACGATTCTCGCGGCTCGCACGAGCATGGGCAAGACTGCGCTTGCACTGAACTTCGCCACGAACGCCGCAAGGTCTGGTGCTTCGGTCCTGTTCTTTTCGCTGGAAATGGACAGCCTTGAAATCGGCGATCGCATTCTTTCATCGCTCTCGGGCGTCGACGGACTCAAGATGCAAAGCGGAAACCTTACCAGCGATGAACGCCGCGCGATTGTTGAGGCATCTGCCGAGTACAGCCAATTTCCGCTGCACATTGACGATGGCCCAGTTCAGTCGATGCAGAGCATTTCCGCCGTCTGCCGGCGACATAAGCGAAAGCATGGCCTTGATCTGGTGATCGTAGATTACTTGCAGCTCGTGAGTGCGGACAATTCGCGCGATCCACGAGAGCAGCAAGTAGCCAAAATTTCGAAGCGACTCAAGGTCCTGGCCCGCGAGCTCGAAGTGCCCGTGCTGTGCCTCGCGCAGCTCAACCGCCAATCGGAAACATCCAGAGATAATCGGCCGCGGTTAGCTCACCTCCGCGAGAGCGGAGCCATCGAGCAGGACGCCGACGTCGTGGCGTTTGTCCATCGTCCCGAGTACTACGAAACGGAGCCTGCCGAAAAAGAGCGGCTGAAGGGCAAGGCTGAGATCTACGTCGAGAAGAATCGCGGCGGCCCAACTGGCATGGCGAAGCTCGCTTGGTTTGCAAATACCGTTACGTTTCGCAACCTGGCGGTGAGCGACATGGATAACTACCAGCCGGGGTTCGCGCAATACAACCAGAGCGAAGCGTTTTGAGTTTTGAGTTTCCCGGATAGTCCCCGTTGGGCATTACCACGAGAGCGAATCGCGATGACCTGCACCGCCGACCACAAAGACCCGGCCAACTGGCGTGACGAGCACGTCCCCGGCGGTCGCATTCGCACGGTGTGCGTTCACTGCCAGCGCTTCATCGGCTACCGCGACGCGGCGACTGATAAGCAGGATCGCAAGATCGGAGGCAAGCGATGACGCGAACTCTGGCACTTGATCCGGCGTTGTCATGCGGCTGGGCTTTCGGGGATGGCGGACTCGCAGATTCCGGTGTGTGGTGCCTCAAGAGTTCGTCGCAGGAACATGCCGGGGCTCCGCTGGTGCGCCTCGAGAAACGCATCATTGAGGCCGTCGAGCGGTTCGGGATTAGGCGGCTGGTGTTTGAGGCATCGGCGTACGGTGGGGATTATCCGGCCGTCAAGCAGTTCCACAACGGCGCCCGTGGCGTGATGCTCGCGACGGCGTTCAAGCTCGACCTGCAATGGGCGGAGTACGTGCCCAGCACGATCAAGGCGTTTGCCGGAAGTGGCCGCTACAAGAAGCCGCAGATGATCGAATCGCTGAAGCGGCACTACGGGATCGAGGTTCGCAGCGATGATGAGGCTGATGCGATTTGGATTCTTCTCTTGGATCAGCACCGGCGGAGTAACCCGCTGGCAATGGCGGCGAGTAAGCCCAAGGTGAAGAAGGGCCGGCGGAAGGCGAAAGACCCGACGTTGTTTTGAACACAACCCGACAGTTCAAAAGGCAAACAGTTAACCACCCGCAATGAAATACGGCAGCCTGTTTTCCGGTCTCGGCGGAATCGACCTGGCATTTGACCGGGCCGGAATGCAGTGCGCCTTCCAGGCGGAGCGAGACACGAATTGCCTCAAGGTGCTGGCGAAGCACTGGCCCGACGTTCCACGGTTTACGGATGTATGCGATGTCACAACAGCAGCAATTGACGTTCGACCAGACGCCATCGTCGGAGGCTTCCCCTGCCAAGACCTTTCGGTGGCTGGACGGCGTGCTGGACTGGCTGGATCACGCAGCGGCCTGTTCTGGGAGTTCGTGCGAATCCTTGGCGAGTTTCGTCCCCGCTGGGTTCTGCTCGAAAACGTCCCCGGCCTTTTATCCAGCAACGAAGGGCGAGACATGCGAACCGTCATCGATGCGTTGGGGGAACTGGGGTATGGGTGGGCCTTTCGGATCGCTGACGCTCAGTGGTTCGGAGTTCCACAGCGCCGCCGCCGCGTGTTCATTGTCGGATGTCTTGGAGACTTCCGGCGTGCCGCGAGAGTTCTTTTTGAGCCAGAAAGCCTGCCGTGGGATTCTCCGCCGCGCCGCCAAAAGGGGACGCGAGTTGCCGCCGGCCTTACAGCAGGCTCTGCAACAGGCGGCGGACTCAACCGACCTGGCAGACGACGAGAGGACGACGTGAACTTAGCAATAGCGCGAGCGGTGACGACGCGAGAAGGGCAGCGAATGGGGCATGATCAAGACACGCTGGTTACACATACGCTTACCGGCGAAGGCCACGACGCGAGCGAAGATGGGACCGGGGGAGGAACGCCGCTGGTGCCGTTTACGTTCGATGATCGTAACATCACTAGCCCGGACAACCGAAGCACCGTGCGCCAAGACGGCGCGTGCCATATGCTGCACCAGGATGCACCGGCAGTTGCTTACCAATGCCAAGGCTCGAATGTCGGCCCAATGGGAACACTGCGAGCCGGCAACGGCAACGAGACAGGTGGCGTTCCGTTCGCCATCCAAGAGCGGGCCGTCAGCGAATCAGAAACTAGCGGCCCTGGCGGAAAGGGATATCAAGCCGACGTGGCCTACACGCTTGAAGCAAGGCACCACGCGCAGACCGTGGCGATGCCATCAACGGTTCGTCGCCTGATGCCCGTCGAGTGCCAGAGGCTTCAGGGACTCCCCGACGACTGGTTAGACGGACTCGGCTTGAGCAACAGCGCGAAGTATCGGATGTGCGGGAATAGCGTGGCTGTTCCATGCGTGGAATGGATCGCACGGCGAATTGTGAACGAGAGTTAACCCCCTAGCAGCCCGAGGGGCGCGGAGAGAAAGCGATGGAGCGTTTTGCAAAGCTATTTGAGACCGAGACGACGCAAGTGTTGTTCGTGCTCACGAACGCAGATAACGGTGCGCCACGAATTGAGCAGACCTGCCACTTGATGTTTGGGCTTGTGGCAGTCGCCACTGAAGGCAATGACGATACAGACGAATGCTGGAAGACGTTCCGAGATGCTTTCGCAGCTCTCGACCAGAACGAGGCCGGGTCATTTGTTGAGCGCATGAGGACGCAGTACAGCGAACTCATTGCAGCTTACGAATCTCCGGAGATCGAATTCTAGCCCACCCCGCCCCACACAGGAGACGAGACCGTGAGCGAACAGAAACACACTGGCGGAACATGGGTGGCACTTGAGGAGTGCATTTGGGCTGAATTCCCGGAAGGCGGCAAGGAAAGCGTGGCGACGACGAAGGGTTGGTTTCTTGACCGGCAAAAAGCCAAAGCAAACGCCGCTCGCATCGTCCAGTGCGTGAACGCCTGTGCTGGGATTGAAGACCCGGAGGCAGCGATTGAGCAGGCGCGGCAAGTGTTGCGTGAGGCAGTTGGCTTGCAAATGCAACCATTGTCGTCTTACGTCAAGATCGCCCTGGAAGCCCTAACACCGAAGGAGAAGACGTGAGCGATCCAAGCCACCGAGACCCACTGTCGATTGCGAAGTGTGCCTACTGCACGGGACGCTACACATGGCAATGCGACGAATGCGACGGGCTAGGCGTTGTGTGCAACCTCTGTCGAAAGCGACTTGACCTATGCGAATGCGAAGGCGTCTTGGTGCGTTGCGAACGATGCTCGTGCGTGCCTGCCGCATGTAAGTGTTACACCCCCAATTGAAAGGCCCTAGCAATGGGAAGCGAAGCGAAGGAACGAACTGAATTGGAAGTCGGCTACGAAGTCTTTAGATCACAATTGAGGCGCGTCAAATCTTTGCCTGATATGGGTCCATTGGCTTGCACAGTGGCTTTTTTCGCAGACGAAGAATCCGCAATGGAGTTCTGCAAATGGCTGGGAGAACTCAGGAACTGCGTTTCCGCGGCTGACGAAGCGTTTCCCAATTTGGTTGATCATATTGCTGCCGCAATCCAGCGTGCCGAGACCGCCGAGCGCGAGCGCGACGAAATCAAACAGCGGACCACAACCGCCATCGACCAGTTCGACAAGCTGGCTGCCTTGATAGACGCCGAGTGCAAGGCTCTGGGCATCGAGTGGCACGGTACTGCCGAGACGACGCTGAAGGCGGTACTTGCGAAGCTGCGGAATGCAACCCTCGATCCGCTTGTTGAATGCGTGCTGTGTGGTCGGAATATGTGGACGGGAGGACATGGCGTGTGTGGTGAGTGCCATGACGACGCTGTACCGATCCCACTCAGCGGCGTTGGTCGAATTGCCACCGAACGTCGTAGGCAAATCGAACGGGAGGGATACTCGGCAGAGCACGACGACCAATACCGGAGGCGGGAGCTTGCCCAAGCAGCCGCGTGTTATCTCACGCAGTCTGGCCAGTGGCCTATAGGCTGGAACCCTGATTTTGACAAGCGATACCAGCACAGCTACGAGCGGAGGCTGGAGATTGCCGGCGCATTCATCGCTGCTGAGCTAGATCGCTTTGAAAGAATGATTCAGCGAATGGGAGATGCTGCCAAGCATGACGCCTGCGGATAATCCAACGCAAATGGACCAAACCGACGAGTTAGTATCACAAGATCACCCAAGCGGAAGTGACGGTACACAAGATTCTTGGGAGATCGTCGAGTGCTAACGTTCCACTGAGGGACTCTTAGTGGAGCAAGGGAGAACGCATGAATCCTGTTACTGAAGAGTATGTAAGTTGCCACGACCTCACGTCGCACTCGTACGGAGCGTCCAGCAGTGCCAATCCTGATACCGGCGCCTTGTGTCCGATTGTGATTCGTTCGGGCTCCGCCGTGATTCAGGATTGCGAGTTCTGGCTCACCGGTTGGAAAAGCGCGGATGGCTCGCCGTATTCAGGCAATGGCAAGTTCGGGATTAACCGCGTGGTCGGCGTCGTTACAGACCAGTACAGCTCGAAGGTAGGCGCAGGCACCGAGCCCGTGATTACCATCCGCGATTCGTTCGTGCGGCAATTCGTCGGCAACGGCGCGGCGGTTCAAGCCGATGTGGATTTGCGCTTTGGCAAGTACACTTGGGACAACTCGGCATCGATTGCCAAGGCAACGGCGGATGTGCAAGCGCTGCGCGATCAGGCGTTGAAGCTGACAGCTCAGGCGTCGGCGGCATTGGCTGCGGCGCAGGGCGGCAGCGGTGACGGTGGGGCTGTGAGAGTGTGGAAAGGGAACTAACGCCCACACGTCCCCACCGGGGCAGTGAGGGCCAACAACGAAAGGACAGGTAAGGGAATGAAGGTTGTCTTACGGGCAGTAATGGCCAACAGTGATGGTTCCAGGTTCTACGGGAAGCTAGAACTCGATCTTCCGTTCGCGCCGTTCGCTGGGCTTTTTATCGGCCTTGGGGACGACGAGTATGAGGTGCGTACTGTGTCGTGGGACCATGACGGACAGCAATTCGATGTCCTGCCAAGCGAGCAAAACATGTTTGGTTCACGTCGGTTTAAAGACAAGGAAGAGTTTGATTCGTGCGTTGAAGCTGCAAGGAACTGCGGTTTTGTTGGACAATGAGCCTCGCCCCAGCGACTAACGACAGGGAGCACATAATGGACGGACGATGCAAAGATTGCAGGTGGTGGCGAGAAGATGAAGGCGATGCCGACGAACCGTTTTGGTGCGCTAACGACAAGCTCTATAGATATTCGCAGGACGGGGTTCACTACAGCCGAGATTCTTCCGGGTACCTGATAACCGGCCCCGAGTTCGGCTGCATCCACTTCGAGCCCAAAGACTAGGCTCACAGGTTATTAAAACAGAGCAAACTAATCATGGGATGGATCAACACGTCGTGGCGTTTTCCGAGACGCGCCGCATTGCTCACAATCACCAAAAACGACAGCGTCGAACTCGACATCCTCGGCAAGGTGTTCGACATGATCGAGGTCTCGCCGGAGCTACTCGAAGAATGGTTTCGCGAGTTAGTCGTCAAAGCCCGGCCAGAGCTGGAGGGCTGCACGCTCGTCTATTTGAACTTCAGCTTTTGCTGCTACCGATGGGAGCTAGGCGTGGAGCATCCATCGCTTCCGGAAACGCGAGACGGAGATCCGGTGATTGTCGAGCCGCTACTCGCGCGAGCGGAGTCCGAGTGATGATCGTGATTCGCAGCAATCGTATCGGACGCCCACTCGCCGTCTCCATGCGCGACCAGATCGCCGCTTTGCTCCGTGCCGGAAAGTCGCGACGGTCCGTCGCCGCCGAACTCAGGCTGGCCAAGCGCACCGTCGACAAGTACGCGAAGTACGCGGCCGCAAAAATCTTGGCACAAGTGTAGCCCAGCAAGCGTTCACAAGCGCCGTTCGCTCGCTATGCTGGTGGCCATGGGTTACCGAATCACCATCCACGGCGCGACCATCGAATGCGACTCGGCGCATGAAGCACTCGCGCTCGCGCAATTGCTACCTCCAACGGGCCCAGAGACACTGGAGGGGCTGCGCCGGATCAAGCTTCAGGTCGAACGCGTGAATTCGGATGCGCTGCAGATTCAAGATCGGCGCTGGAACGAAGCGGCGGCGGCAGAGTCAGAAGCCCCAAGCCCTGATCCAGAGCCGCGGCCTGCCGAACCGCTACCGGATGCCCCCAAGCCGAAGCCTCGCAAGTCGGTGATCTTCGACGAACCGGAAGCAGATGATCCAAGTCCGCGACGATCCACAACACCAGAAGACGAACAGATGGCCGCGAAGATCCGCAAGGTGCTCGCCAGGGAAGGCGCGCTCGGGATCCACGCGATCGCACTCAGCGTTGGCGAGCCCAATCGCGTCGTCAAAGAATTGCTCCGCGCCAGGCCGGATCTATTCCGGCTGCATCCGCGTGCCGGCGGGTGGGAGCTTGTTCAATCATGAACATAAGCGATCGCAAAATCATTGAACTTACGAGAAAAGGGCTTTCGCTAAACGCAATTGCCAAAATTGTCGGCATGTCCAGGTCTGAACTGGTTACGCTTCTGAAGACAAACCAGCAACTATCGAAGCTAGTCGACAGAGCCAAACGGAATTACGAAAAAGACTTCCTCCGAAGATTGCAGAAGCTTCACAAGGACAGCCTCCGTCCAGACATGGACCGGACTCGGAAATAACAAAGCGTCCCCAAGGAACGGTGGGCTCTTGCCAGCAAACAGCAGGTTCTATCACGGAGAGGCCGTGGTCTGTGGCGGGATGACGCTCCGGGCGCGCGGAGCGAGAAGCGCCCGCGTTGAGGCAACTATCGATGGCTACAGGGTTACCATCGTCGGAGACAGGCTGTTCGCCGAGCACGAAGGGCATAAGCCGTGGTTCAGTCCCGAGCCCCTGGAGAGGCCCGCTATCATTCGCGTGGGCCAGCCGCCGAAAACCGAAATGCTTGACACCGGCTGACCCGGGCGGTTGAATGAACCGAGCCTGAGTTGAGATTTCAGCCAGTTTTCTTCAATCGCCAGACGAGCCATGTAAGAAACTTACAACCCGAAACATACGGACCTTGGCCGCTAGCCACGCGGCGAACCCAACAGGCCCCGTCAGTTTTCCGAGCCATTCGGAGAACAGGCGGGGCCTTTTTTATTTGGAACAAGCCTCAAGGTTACCGCGCATGCGTGATGGGCTTTCCATCCTGACGGGCACAGGCCGACCATTGGTCGCGCTGGCGAAGAAGCTTGAGGGGCAACTTCCACTGACCCGCCGAACCACCCGCGACCTTGAGGCTTTTGAACGAGCGATCGAAGACCCCCGAGTCGTTGCGATCTTCGACGAGAAGGTTCGCGAGCAAGAAGGCCGCTAACTCCCAAATTGCAAAGGACCAAACCTGCCATGACCGGCTTGCAAATCTTACTCAGCGTGATCATGAGTTTCTTTTTCCCGGGGCTGGGCCAGCTCTATCAGGGTCTGTTCTTCGCCGACCGCGTCCGAATCGCGTTCTACCTGATCGCCAGCCTGCCGATCTGCGTGGCCTGCGTGATCGGGATCGTGTTCTTGCCGCTCGTGTGGCTGTTCAGCTTCGGCGAATGCTGCTGGTGGGCACTTCAGAAAAGCGGGATCACGATCGCACCGCCGGCCAGCAGCGTTGCCCAGGCTTGCCTCCTGACAGCTGTGCTGCTCAGCGGATCGAGCGCGTTCGCCGCGCGAGACACGGCCCCGGTTGACGCTCCGCGCGACGTAATCACCGGCCGCTGGGAATTCGTGCGGGCGAGCAATTCGTTTGCCTTCGTGCCCGATCCGGCCGGGCCATACATGAATCCAGCCCTGGCCGTGAACGCCACGATGCCGGCCGAGAACGCACCGTGCCAGGACGGCGCATGCCCGAACCCGGGCACGAGCGGCTACGTGGACGATTGCTGCAAGTGCACGGCCTTGCGGCATTGCCGGAGTAATCGCTGTTCGCGCGACGCGGCGACCTGTCACGACTGTCCGTGCCATGAGAAAGGCGACCCCGAGCCGAAGGCCTGTAGTACGGGTGCATGCGGTCAGCGTGGGTCGTGTGGTGCGGCGTGCGGCCAGCGAACCGGGCAGGGAAGCTGGAGGCGTGCGACCTGGCGGCGCTCGTGCCGGAGCTGCCGGTAATGGAGCCGTACATCATTCTCGCGTTGGCGGTTCTTCTGGTTGTTAGCGAGTTCCGACGGAAATGAAAACTCTCATCGCAGCATGGCCATTCGCTTTCGTCGTGGCAGTGTGCATCACCTGGGCGCAGGTGGGACTGCACATTGGGTACGACCGAGGCTATGCGGATGGCTACCAGCGAGGCGCAGCCGACTTTGCTGATCCGAAGCCAGACCCGCCGGCGCTCAGCAAGATCGAATCGGCAATCTGGTACCGGTATTTCACAGCCGAGCTCAATGTTCGCTACCGCGAGCGACTTGGAGACGACGGACTGCAAACGCTGTGGGCGGAACAGCGCGAACGGTGTGCCGCAGCATGGGAAATTGACGATCCGTCTCCAGCGGTTGCTGACGCGCTCTATCGACAGCAGGTGCACATTTCTTCGCAAGAAGGTCCAGAAGTAGACGCGGCCGCGATCCGTGAAATTCAGGACGAGATTGAGGCAGACATGGAAAGAGGCACCTTTCCGCCCGACCCAAGTCAGAGCCCAAAAGACCATGAACCCGAGGCGCTTCGACCGCTCCTGTTCCCCAACGCGGTAGCCCAATGACACCATCACTCGCAGGAATGATTATCGGCCACATGGTAGGCGACTACCTGTTGCAGAACGATTGGATGGCCGCGAACAAGACGCGGAGTTCGTTCGTGTGCGCGATCCATGCGTTGCTGTGGACGCTGGCCGTGTGTTTTTTTTCAGCCACCTATCCATGGATGGATCGATCCGTATCGCCGGACTGGTGCACATACGTCGCGATTGCTTGGCTGTTCGGCACGCATTTCCTGATGGATCGGTTTCGCCTGGCAGCCAAGGTAATGGACTTCACCGGGCAGAAAAGCTTCAAGGCGAACCTGGGGCCCTGGGCTGTGATTGTTGTGGACAACACGTGGCACCTCGTGACGATCTGGCTGGCGTATGTGGCAAATGAGCATGCGATTTTGTGGACGATCATGAGCAGGCATTCCCAATGAACAAGATTCTCGCCGCAGTCTCGCTGGCCCTGCGTCTCTGGGAACTGTGGCAGAAACGGCAGCAGCGCAAGCAAACGGATTGCGACCAACCCAACCAACCTAAGGACCGGTAACTCATGGCAATTAGCCGATCGAAAAACGCTCAGCTCGAAAAGCTTACCAGCGAGCACGCGGCGATGGTCGCGCGCGTCAAGCAGCTCGAGCAAGAGCGCAACGACGCCCAGGCCAACTACGCGATGGCCGACGCCGAGCTCAAGCGGATCACGGCCGACCGCGACGCCGTGAACGCGGAGAAGATCAAGCTGGCCGGCGATAAGGGCCGTCTGGTTGAGTCCATGGAGAAGGCCGCGACCACTCTGAAAGAGCAGGCCCGCCAACTGTTGGCCAATCGGGAACAGATTGCCGCGGCGGAGCAGGCCATCGAAGACTTCGAACGGCGGCGCAAGAAAGACGCGGACCGGCTGAACGAGCTCGACGACATCCTGGCCTGCCACGAGAAGAAGTACGCTGGCCTGGCCAAGATGCACCAAGATCTAATTCTTGAACGCGCAGCTCTCGCAGACCGCGTTGACCGTCTGATTGCCTCGAAGTGGCTGGCCATCGTGGCCGCTGTGCTGGCCCTGTTGTTCGCATTCGCATCGCGGGCCAGCGCCCAGCAAACCGCCCCGTATCAATGGGACGATCCCAAGCTTTCCCTGCACGTGCCGCAGGAGATCTTGCAAAAGTTCCGCAATCCGGATGGCTCGTGCGTCCAGTGCTCGAACGGCATGACCGGCACGGATCAGAACATCGGGGCCTTCGCCTATCTGCTATGGGACTCGGAATACGGCAAGAAGGTCCGCGGCGGGAGCTCGCCTTCGCGCGTGGCCAACTACGCCCGCGAGCGCAACGTCCGCATCTACAACGTCACCGGCAAGACTACCTGGGACTGGATGAAATGGGCCTGCCTGAACGGCCGCGGGGCAGCCATCGGGGCCGGTGGCAACCACTTTCAAACGCTGGTCGGCTACGACCCGCCGTCGCAGAAGTGGTACGTCGTGAACAACAACGGCGATCAGCGCATCCAAGAGTACGACGATGCCGCGTTTCGCCGCTTGCACCTGGCGAGTGGCCAGTGGTGCGTGATCCTGGATTATCCGCCGGCGCCTGCTCCGGCGCGTATCGTCGAATGGTGGCGCGAGGAGCAAGTCACCTCCGCCAATCCTCCGCCCTCAGAGTGAACGCCGGCGCTGTCTTGCCGGGAAAGGAACCGTCATGCGTAAGCTGCTTTTGATTGGAGCCCTGCTGGGGCTCGCGTGCGTTACCAAGCACGCATCGGCCCAGGTCGAAGTCGACGCCCGCGAAGTGATCCGCCGCGGCGACATGGTCGAACACATTACCGATGAATTCGCCGCCGCCGATCCGGTGGCCGAAGCCTTTGGGCAAGTCTCCTCGCTGCCCGATAACGACGCGGACAAGTGGTTCGTGTACGTGATCAGCCGCAAGAATTGCCCGGCCTGCGAGACGCTCAAGACGCAGTGGGCGAGCGATAAGTGGCTGCGGGCTTACGCCGTGCCCGAGACCCCGAAAGAGTCTTGGGCGCACTTTACGTGGTACGACTACAACGACCCGCTGCAAAATTGGCGGTGGACCAAGAGCCCGTCGAACCCCAACGCGGTGACGATCGCGGCCTTCCCGACGATCATCGTGCAGCCGCCGCGCAGTGGCATCTACGGCAATCCGTCGACGGTCGTGTTTCAGTACGTTTACGAAGGCGACCCCAAGACCTTCAGCGAAAAAGTCAATGCGGCCATCAAGCGGTACCTGGAACTGCTGCAGCGCAAGAACGCTCTGCCCGCCGGCCGCTCGGGGGTGCCGGCCATTGGTGGCTTTCGCGCCCTCGAGACCGCAGCGCCGCTGGTGGTGGACGCCGCAGCCGATCTGCCAGCCGACCAGTCGGAGCCGCTGCACATCGAAACGGTCATGCAGCACCCCAGCCTGCTCCAATTCGTGCGGTTTAAAGCGACCCCCAACGAAGATGCTCCGCCTGCTTTCGGGCAGCAGCAGATTCCGCCGCTCAACTTGCCCAACGAACCCAAGGACGAACCGCCGGCAAATACACCGGTGCGCGACACGCTGAGTTCGCTCTTGAATCAGCCCGAAATCGTCGTGGTGCGGGATCCGCAGCAGCGCCGGTCCGATGGCGTGGAAGAGGCGATTGACGCCAAGATCGCGTCGCTGCAACCGGAAGGCGGCGAGCCGTACAACGTCAAGGAGATCCCCGTCGAGAAGAATCCCTACGGCGTGGTGCCGGAAGACGCGCCGGCGGTGCTGCTGGTGCGCGGCAAGCACGTGAGCCAGAAGCTGACTGCCCGCGTGGAGGAAGAGAAGGGTTTCTTGAGCCTGCTGCTGGCAGTTCCGTTGATCGCAGCGTTTCTGGGCGGCGGAAGCACGGCCAGCATTATCGGGATGTTCCTGAAGTTCCTGATGTTCCTGATCTTCGGCGGAATGGTGCTGCTGGTGCTTGTGCTGCTGCTCTCGCGCACCCAGCACGTGCAGGTACAAGCGGCGCCACAGGCCCCGGCCCCCACGCCCGCAGCTCCAGTCGGACAAACTCTCACCGACGAAGAGCGGGCGGCACTCAAGGCCCTGACGGCTCAGCGGGCGGCGGCACAGGCGAAGGCTAAGGCAACGCAGGCTGCGGCCGACGAGTAGCCGCTAATTATCGCACGGTTTTGATTCCCAATCCCAACTAATTTCGAGGTCACACGATGGATAATCTCACCCGCATCATCGGCGGCGCGTTCCTGATCCTGGTTGGGCTGGCGGCCCTGGTGTTCGCGATTGGCTCGGCGGTCAAGCCAAACGCCCCGGTCTACATGCCGGCCCCGTACCAATCGCCGTATCAGCCGGCCTATCCGGTCATGCCGTACGGCCCGAACTACCAGCCGTCGCCCAACTGCTATCCGAACTGCCCGAACCCGGATCACAACCGACGTCCAGGCGAGCTCGACAACGGCAGCAAGCTCGGCAGCAAAGGAGCCAAAGAGTAGCGGCAGGCGGGGGCTCATAACCCTTTCGATTCCGCGAAACGTGGAAGCCGTCGCCGGAAGAGGAGCCGGCGGCGGTTTAATTTCCTTCGGTACTGACGAGCATCTAAATGACCACGCCTGCCGATTTCCTGCCGCATAGGAGGCGAGCATAATGGCTTGGCCCGCTTCAAATTGTCGCTTCTGGCTTTCCCCGGCGCATACCGCGCATATGTACAAGGAGTCGCGGAACACGACTAACCCGGCGAACCACTCCGTGAACGACGGGGATACGGTCGGGGCGTTTTTCGAACGCTATAGCGGGCTGGAGTGCATCTCCTCCAGCACGACCGGGGCGCCCGTGCTGGCCTCGGACGCCACGCGCAAGAATTCGCTGCTCTTCACCGGCGGCAACAAAAACCTGCAGGCCCAGAATTCGAAAGGCGCGTTTCGATTCATTCACGTGGACCAGGATGCGACGCTCGTCTTCTGGATCAAGTTCGTCAATGCGCTTGCTTCGGCGACGGAGATCATCGTCGATACGAACAGCGCCTCGACGGGCAGCAACTCCAACGGCTTCGGCCTGTACCGCAATGCCAGTGAGCAAATCGGCCTGACGCTTTCGAAGGGCGTGACGGGAAGTCCTGCGCTCGGAATGAATGGCCCCACGATCAACGATACCGCCTGGCATTACGTCGTCGTGCGGATCGCCCGGGGTACGAACGCGTGCTACATCCAGGTTGATGGTGGCACGCCAACCACGGGCACGATCAGCGGTGCATCGTCCGCTGGCGCGGATTTTCTGTACGAAATGACCTTTGGGTTGAGCGGCGCGTCGAGCGCTCCGGGCAACATGTACCTCGGCGACTTCGCCATCATGGAAGGTGCGCTCGCGCCTGAGGACCTGGCGGATTTCCTGGCCTATAACCCCGACCGCACCTCGGCCTCGCAGGCGGTGCCCACGGCCGAGGGCAATTCACTCGACCCCGATGAAGTACTGTACCTGCATCATTGGCACCGGATGACGGAGATCGCCACGCTCAAGAAGGCCGACGGCACCACGGCGGTTGCGGCCGCGGATGACCCGGTGGGCCTCGTGATCAATAAGAAAAGCCCGCTGACGAGCAGCGACTGGAAACGCAATCTCAGCCAGACGGACGCCACCAAGTGCCCGACGTGGCAGCTCAACCAGCTTAACGGGCTCGGTTCGGCGCGGTGGGCGGGCCAAGCGGCCGCTCCCGATACGAACGACTTCACGGGCGAGAACGCACTGCTGATCCCATCGTGGCCGGTCGGCTCGTTCACGTGGATCTGTCTCTACCAGATGGACGTCAGCCAGGTGGGCTCGCACATCGTGGCTCGCACCGCCAGCGAATACTGCGTGCAGACGAGCAGCCAGTATGGCAACAACCCGGGCGATCGCGGCGACGTGGCTTGTCACTTCGGTAACTCGATTTCGATCACCTCGGACAAGGCCGCGAACCCCGAAGGGGTCGTGCTGCTGGTCGTGCGGCAGGACGGCAGCAACGTCGATATCGCGATCTTCAACCACTGGGGCAGCACCGGGGGAAGTGCGACGGGCGCCGGCCGCTTTGCGCCCTCGCACATGGGGCGGCCGTTCAAAACGCAGCCGGGCTACACGGACACGCTCGATATGCGCGGGCCGATTGCCGAAAGCATCGTGTTCGCCGCAGCCTTGGATAACGACACGATCACGAAGATCATTCGCCCGCTGGTGACTCGCTACGGGCTAACAGGTGTGTCTGGGCTGGGCTCAGCCAGCTACAGCCGCATGGGACTGGGATTAGGGATCGGACTTTAACGCACTAGGAGCAGTTACATGGGACTAAGCAGCAGACGCGACCCAGCGGAAGATTATGGCACTTACACCGCCAGCGACACGAACAACTTTCGTACGGCGAGCCGTCGCATCCACGTAATCACGGGTGGAGTAGTTCAGCTCGTCAAGCGAGACGGGACGGTGGAGCCTACGCCAGAACTGCCGGACAACTTCGTCCTGGAGGTTGTGGCAATTCGGATCAACGACACAGGCACCACAGCCAGTGGGTTCTTTGTTTTGCACTAAGACCGGCAGGGAAGTAATGGCACGTGGCGGCACCACAGCGGAAAAAGCGAGGCGGCGGGCGACCCCGCGCGTTCGACGATGCGAAGCGACGCAAGGCGATCGAACTGGCCAAGAAGGCGAGGCCACGGGGAGTCATTGCTCAGCTAATCGGAGTGCACAAGGACACGCTCCTAGAAGAGTGCAAGCGCAACCCAGAATTCGCAGCCGCGATGGACCAGGCCGAGGCAACTGCCCACGGTGAGATGATTGACGCTGGTCTGGAGATTGCCAAGAGCCCGGTCGGATCTGGCGGAGGCAGCGCCAAAGCCAAGATGGTCATGTTCTTCCTGACACATAAGCACTGGCGCGAATGGACGCCTCCAAAGCCAGATACACCGACGCCCGAACGTATCGTAGGAGCCCTGACGTACCTGTTCGATCGACTTCGAAACGACCTGCCAAAAGAGCACCACGGCAAGATCGACGAATCACTGCACGAGCTGGCCAAGCTGCTGGATCCGCAAACCGAATGACCACCTCACCACAAATCACGCTGACCTTGGGAGCCGCCGAGAGGCGATTGCTCACGCGGGCCGTGCGCACGCTGCGGCAGGCAGCCGAGCAGCGGCAGGACTACGAGCCGCCCGTCGAATCGCAGCGAATGCCGCAGGCCGCTCCGCTCGCGGAATGGAGCCGCCGGTATCTGCCGCACTACTTCACGCTGCCGCCTTCGGACTTGCATCGCTGGCTGTTTGAGCGGTGCGACAAGAGCGTGCACAGCCGCCGCATGAAGGTCAACTGCGTGGGCCCTCGCGATTCCGCCAAGAGCACGGTAGTAACCACCGGTCACGTGCTGCGCGAAGCGGTCGAGGGGCGAGAGTCGCTGATCTGGATCGTGGGCGAGACGGACAAGCTGGCCGAGAACCACCTCCGGCACCTGCAGGCCGAGCTCGATGGGAATCAGGCGCTGGCCAGAGACTATCCCGACGCCGTCGGCCGCGGCCCCGTGTGGCGGCAAGACAAACTTCGCCTGCGCAACGGCGTGGCTATTGAAGCCGTGGGCAAGGGATCCGCCATCCGCGGCAAACGCGAACGTCACGAACGCCCCACGCTGATCGTGTGCGACGACTTGCAATCGAACAACGTGGCTGAGTCCACCGACCGTCGGCAGAATGACTGGAACTGGTTCAACGGGACACTGCTCAAGGCCGGTTCGCCGCGCACCAATGTGTTCAACCTGGCCAACGCCGTGCACCGCGAAGCCATTGGCATGCGGCTGGAGAATACGGCCGGCTGGCAGAGCCGCGTGTACCCGTCGATCGTCAAGTGGCCGGACGACATGAAGGCCTGGGCCGAGTGGGAAGCGATCTACTCGCAGCCGGCGACGATCAACCCGCGGGCGATCGAGGACGCCCTGGCATTCTTTGAAACGCGACAGCAGCAGATGGAATCCGGGGCCGTGCTGCTATGGCCGGAGCGGTTCGGGCTGTACGACCTGATGTGCATGCGGTGCGAGGAAGGACATCAGTCATTCGAGCGCGAGAAGCAATCGCGGCCGATCAATCCGGAATCCTGCGAATGGCCCGAGCACTACTTCGACAAACACATCTGGTTTGACGAGTGGCCCAAGGAATACACCCTCCGGGTCGTGGCGCTGGATCCGTCCAAGGGCAAGGATTCGCGGCGCGGGGACTACTCGTCCTTCTGCCTGCTGCAGGTGACGCGCGGCGTGCTGTACTTCGATTTCAATATGGCTCGTCGGCCGTCGCCTGTGATCGTGTCGGACGGGGTTGAACTTGTCAAAAGCTTTCGGCCTAACGGGTTCGGTGTCGAGTCGGTTCAGTTTCAGGAGCTACTGGGGCAAGACTTCCTGGAAGCCTTCGAGCGGGCCAACCTGATCGAAACGTCGCCATACCTGATCGGCAACACGGTATCGAAGCAGGTGCGGATTCGAACGCTGGGCCCATTCCTGAGTCAGAACCGTTTCCGGATCCGCAATACACCGGGCTCGATGCTGGCACTCGAGCAATTCCGCGACTTCCCAGATCCCAAGAGCCACGACGATGGCCCTGACTCGGCGGAGATGGCAGTGCGGCTGGCAAATCATTTGTTATTTGGGCAGGCCGACGGGGTGTCGATGCCGTCATCCTTGAACCACGCGTGAGTGCTGCTTGCCCGGCTGGCGGTACCAACCGTGCCAGGTGAAACGTCAGCCGGGCGAGTTTTTGACAGGTGAGCAATGATCCGACGAAGTTTTATGACCACATGTGCGACTGCTCTCGCAGGCGGCGTAACGGGACTTTGTGTCTCGCGGGCCACTTCTAGTCGGCGTATTCATATTGGGCAAGAATCGGCCTTCTTTGACGTTTCGCTAAAGCAGTTGCGAACTTGCCGCCACGAGTTCACCGAAAGCGACAGGAGGTGCACTCGCTGCGGTGCAATGGCCGAACAGGTCTTCTTCGACCAAGCGTGACACAATGCCGGAACCTGACGACGACGCGCCGCTCAGCCATCAGGAACGCGTGGAGCGATTCCACGAGGCCCTGATCAATCTTGTTGACTACTGGGTTGCTGAATACGAGATCACAATGGCCGAGCTAATCGGCACGCTCCAAACGGAAATGTTTAACCGCCAAAGTGCTGCCTGGCACGAAGCCCAGGACGACGATGCCTGAAATCCCCAACCGCGAGCGACTCAACTCCGAACTGACGTCCGCAATCGTCACGCTGCTGGGTAATGAGCGCGCGGCCATCGAAGCCATGCTGGGAAGCCCGCCGGCCACGCAGAACGTCCCCGCCCAGTACTGGATGACGCTTCGCAACGGGCTCATGCACGTGCTGACGGGAGGCCTGCGCAACGCCTTCATCGCTGCTGCTATGCAGCAAGCCGGATTGCTCGATGCCGAGCAGCTTTCGGCGGATGTGCAGCGGGCGGCTGCCGCGTGGGTGCAGCAGCAGGCCGAGCGATTGGCGGATATGTTCGTCGAGGGAACCAAGCGGCAAGTGCTCGATGGTATCGTGCACTTTTATACCGGCGGGCTGAGTGCCACGCCGCTGAACTCGGCAGTGGATGCCGCCTTCTCTGCGGCCCGCGCCAGTTCACTCGCGGTCACGTCGTTAACCAACGCCGGCTATGTAGGTGAACGTGCGCTGGTGGGGCTCTATAAACTCACAACCGGCGTGAGGATTCTGGCGATGTGGCAGGCCGAGCCAAGCGCCTGCCCGATCTGCGCTGATCTTCACGGCCTGACCGAAGAGCAGTGGCCACCGCAGTATGCGGCTGGGCCAGGTTCTCCGCATCCCCGCTGTCAATGTTGGGTCACATGGGTCGAGGCATGATCGTGGCGACTGGAAAAGCACGCAAGATCCCCGAGTACCGTTACTGCCCGCACTGCAAGGGTGGTATTGGCGAATGCCAAAACACGCGCGTGCTCAACGAAGGAATGAAGAGAAAGCGCCGCCACTATCAGTGTCTTGCGTGCGACAAATGGTGGACGGTGACGATTCGCGTCATGACGATTATCGAGCAAGTTCGTTACGTAAGCACTGAAGGAGAATAAGCATGTCGAACGGTCTAGCCCTTCCCAATGGGATTTCACAAGAACAGCAGCGGAGGGCCATCATTCAGCAAAACTTCGCAGTTCTCTCGGCACAGGTTTTTACCGCCCTGGCCGCGGAAGATTACCGGGAAGCTGTGCGCGAGCTCAAGGCACGGCAGGACGAAGCCGCCGTAAGAGGCCTGGAACGGCCAACCAACTTGATCATCAATCCGTCGGGAGCGGCCGACGTCGCACTTGCCTATGCAAGCCATTTTGCCCTGGAACGGTTGCCGGCCGCGCTCGGACAAACCTGAAAATAGTGCTCCAGTTTGGAACAACTGGAAATTCCCAGGCATTGCCACGGCCGGCTATTGTCGGGGCATGGAAGCCACGGCGGCCGCTACTACCGAGCTCGAAGCCCTGCGCGAACGGCGAAATTTACTCGCCATCACGAAGGAATGCGCCGAGCTCGAAGCGGAAACGAGCCGTCTGCAGCGTGTCGCCCTGGCTGAGTCAGCCCTCTCAAATCTGGTCGATCCGCGCATCTGGCGAACCGCCGGATTCGGCGCCCCGCTTAGCAGCTCGACCACGGCAGGCGAACGCAACGCCCGCGATGACGGCCGCAATCTACCGGTCATCCGTACCGAGTCGGATCTGACCGAGATTCGCGGCGGCGCCCGCGTGCTACTCGATACGAACGAGTTCGCGATCGGAGCCGCCGGCGCTCTGTGCGATTACACCATCGGCAACGGATACACATACAGCGCCACCGCCAAGAAGGGCTACGATGCCAAAGAGTTGGCCGCGGCGATCAATGAAATCGTGGATGAATTCCACGACACGACCAACTTCCGCATGTTCCGCGAGCGGGAGATCTTCGATATGTCGCTCCGGGACGGGGAAGCATTTGTCCGCGTGCACGACCTTGGCGCCGGCCGGGCTGATCTGCGGATTGTGCTGCCCGAATACGTCACCGAGAACGGCTGCAATGCCAGCATCGAAGAGTGGCTGGGACTAGCCGACGATGGCGAGATCCATAGCTGGACCTTTGGAGTGCACACGCTTGAGCGTGACGTGCAGCGAGAGCTCGGTTACCACATCGCCTGGAACGCCTCGAGCACCGACGAAGAATACGCTCCCGCCGGCGAAGTGGAGCACATCAAGCGCAATGTCGACAGCACGGTCAAACGCGGGATCAGTGACTTCTATCCCGTCGAGAAGCGATTCACGGGTGTGGCCGGGTTAACAGACAACGTCGTGGCTGGCGCGAAGGTGCAAGCGGCAATTCCCTACATTCTGGAGTTTGTCGAAGGCACGACGATCAGTCAGGCCCAGACGCTTCAAAGCCAGTCGGCCGATTTTCAGTACAACCAGCCGACTCCGGCGGGCTACAAGTCGGTCACTGTGCAAGAGCGCGCGCCTGGAACGGTACTTGGGGTGCCCAAGGGCCAGCAGTACAAGCCGGGCCCCATGGGTGCCGACCGTGGGCCCTTGTTCCTGGAGGTTGTACAGGGCGGATTGCGGGCGGCTGGAGTGCGCTGGCGGATGCCCGAGCACATCATCAGCGGCAACGCCGCGAATAACAACTATGCGTCGATCCTGGAGGCCGGCAGCCCGTTCGTCAAGAAGATTGAGTTTGAGCAAGCCCGCTATGCGTTCCACTTCGTGGCCGTCACTTGGCGCGCGATCAAGATCGCTTTCGATGCCGGACGGCTGAATCGCTTTGGCGCCACCTGGGAGCAGATTCGCCGGATGATCATGATCACCGCCGTGCCGCCGAACGTGGCCACGCGCGACAAGGATCAGGAAACGGCTCGCCGCAAGATCCTGAATGAAGAAGGGATCATGTCCGACGACACGTGGGCCAGCGAAGAGGGGCTGGATATCGATGAAGAGCGCAGCAAAGGTGCGTCGCGTCGCGTAGCGGTGAGCCCCTTCGGACAGCCGCAATCACAAGCACAATCGCCGACCATCTCGCAACCCGTCGCCGAATCCGCCTCCCCATGGAGCAACTGGCCATGACAGCGACTGTCGAACTGAGTCAGCCCGTGATCCTATTAGAGCTCGCCGGACTTGACGGCGCGCTTCCGGCCGCGGAGCGGATCGATCGCGACAAAAAGGTCATTCGCCGCGTTAAGGTGATGGGCTTCGAAAGCCGTAACACCGGACGCGTGGCTGGCTTTAATCCCGCCGCGCATGGCGAAGCCGCCAATCGCCCCTATCGATACTCGCCTGAGGCCTGCAAGAACGCCTTGCCGCTGTTCGAAGGCCGCACGGTGCGCACCGACCACCGAGAATTCTCCTATAAGCCCGATGGCAAGCGCGAAGTTAGCAAGCGCAACCGGTTACTCGGTGAAACCTTCGGCCGGCTCGTGAACTGCACCGTCGAAGATACCGGCATTTTCGCGGATCTGGAATATCTCGGTAGCCACCCGCTGACGGCCACGGTGCTGGAAATGGCCGAGCGAATGCCCGAACAACTCGCCCTCTCTCCCGAGTCGCTGGGCGATCTTCAAGTGATCGACGGCCAATTCGTCGTCACGAACATCCGCGCCGTGAACAGCGTCGACCTGATCGGCGAACGTCCCGGCACCACAACTTCCCTCTTCGAAAGTGAGGCCATCATGGATCCGAACGATCCCGCCGCGGCGACCGCACCCGCACCAACCGTGACCACGACCGAAACCGCCACGGAGGACGCCAGCGGCTCGGAAATGACGCTGGATATGTTCATCACCAAGGCGACCGAAATCTTCAACGGCGACGGTGACGCGTCGACCAAGGCCAGCGCCATCGGCAAGCTCGCCAAGACGCTGCTCAAGGTCCAGGACGAGATTGACGCGGCGGTCAATGGCCCAAGCGAAGACCCCGCGCCGACTGACTCGGCCGCAACGATGGAAAGCCTGAGCCGCGAAGTCCAGCAGTTGCGGGCCGAAAAAGACTGCCGGCTGCTGCTCGAAAGCGCGGGAATTCCGATCGCGCAGCCGCTGGTCGATGCCTTGGCGGCACTGCCTGACGCTGCCAGTCGCAAGGCGCTGCTGGACTCCTGGCCGAAGACGCCGGCGCCTGGCACAGCCCCTCCCCGTAGCGCCGCTCGCCTGCACGAATCGGCCGCTCCTGATCCGGCTCAGCAGGCCAAGCAAACCATCGAAACGCCCGGCAAGGGTATTTCGCTGCTTCGCGGTCGGTAACGCTCCACCGTCACCGGCCTCAGTGGGGCCGTGGCATTACACATTCGCTCAACCTGAATAAGGAAATCAATCCATGGACCCACGAGTCGTCGGTGATGCTCTCCGCTACGACAGCGTCCCGTACAGTCGCGCCGCTGGCGCCATGCAACTCTACGCTCCGCTCGCCGTGAGCGCAGGCGCCGTGACTGCGGCCGGTTCGCAGACGGACAACAGCAACCTGCTGACCAACCAGCGCGAGTTCGCCAAGAAATTTGCCGGCCTGGCTGGCGCAGCCCGGTTGGCTGGCGATCCGGCCGACACGGACTTCCAAGTGCTCCGGGCCGCAATGGTCGACTTCGATTGTGCCAGCACGACCTGGGCCGTCGGCGACTTGATCGCCCCGGCAGCCGCCACGGGCACGGTACTGGCCAATAACAAGATGGCCAAAGTCACCGACCCCAGCGCCGCGATTGGCTATTGCGTCAAGGCGGGTACCAGCCTGACCCGCGTGCGTGGCTTTTACTTTAGCCGCCACGTTGGCAACAATCTGCTCCCCGTCATTGGTCAGCCGGCGATGCTGGTCAGCCAATCGCTAGCCGTAGCCAGCTTCACCGATGGCGGCAGCACGTCGGGCTACATCGATTTCACGACGGGCGCACTTCCGGCCGGCGCGCTGGTGCTAGGCTGGATGGCGGATGTGACCGGTGCGTTTGCGGGCGACACGACTGCCACGATTGCAGTCGGCGTGAGTGGTTCGACAAGCCGCTTCAGTGCTGATACCGCCCAAAGCGCGTTCACGACCGGTAAGCGCGGCAGCGCTTCGGCCGTGGCCACCGCGTTCTCGGCAACCTCCCTGACTCCCCGCGTGACCGTGACCGGAACTGCGGACTTCACGTCGATCGTCAGCAATGCCGGCGGCGTGATGACTGTCACCCTGTTCTACGTTCCCTTGTATTAATCGATTTCTTCAGTGCCGCCCGGGGGGAGGGACGCCGAACCCCGGGCGAACATGAAGGCACAAGAAGTCGCAACCGAACCCGTTTGACGCACTGGAGAACTCATGCACCCCAACTAGAAACACAAGGAGTTTTCCGATGCTCAACGGAGTTTCCGCTCAGCGACTCTACGCGTCGTTCAAGCGCGGCGACAGCAACTACCAAGGCGCCACAGGCCAGGCGGGTTTTTGCCGCTTGCTGCACGAGTCGCTCGGCTTGACCGAGGACGAGCTGGGCCGCACCGTCGTAAGCGATCGCCTAAGCGATGGCACGCGCCGCTTTCGCCCTGAGGAATTCAGTTTCAAGGAACTGGCCGAAGCGATGGTTGGCCCCGAGTGGGTCCAAAAGCTGGATCCGCGGGCGAACAAAGGAACGGACCCCCATGGCACGCCGCTGCTCGAAGCGGGCACGGCCGTTCAGCCGTCGGCGTTCGCTGATATCAACGCCTACAGCACCGCTGTCGGTGGCTTGATTCAGGTGAAAGTGCTGGAGTCGTATCAGAAGCCGGCGTTCATCGCCGATCAGCTCGTGAAGACGATTCCGACCAAGCAGCGCTTCGAAAAGCTGCCGGGAATTGCCCGCGTTGGCGATAAGGCCGAAGACATGCACCCCGGCCAGCCGCACCCCCGCGTGCAGTTGGGCGAACGGTACGTGACCACGCCTTACACCAAGAAGCGCGGCCTGGGCATCGACGTGACTACCGAAGCAGTGTTCTTCGATCTCACGAACGAAGTCTATGCCCGCGCCGATAGCGTGGGTGACGAACTCGGTCTGCGGAAAGAAAAACTGGTGCTGGACGTGGTGCTCGGCATTGCGAATACCTACGTCTACAACGGCACCGGCTACACGACCTACCTGACCAGTGGCAACTGGATCAACAAGGTTACGTCGAATCCGCTGATCGACTGGACCAGCATCGACGTCGTGCTGCAGTTGTTTGCGGACATGACCGATCAGGAAGCCGGCGAGAAGATCGTGCCGACCCCGGATACGATCCTCACGATGCCCTACAAGATGATGACCTCGCGCATGATCTTGAAGTACACCGAAGTCGAACGCCGAACGCAAACCGCCGCAGAAATCGGTCGAGGCTCCAACCCGCTTAGCGGTGATTTGGCGCTCAAACCGCTTTCCAGCCCGATTGCCTATCAGCGCCTGACCGATTCGGACGGTGCCGCACTTTCGGCGAGCACTGCCCGCAACTATTGGGTCACGCTCGATTCGCAGCGGGCTTTCGGTTACGCCGAAAACTGGTCGCTGGATATCAAGCGGGTGACCGCTCCGGAGTACGTGATGGCCGATCAGGGCCTCGTGCTCAGTGTGTTCGCCGACGAGATGGGCATCCCGTTCGTCAACGAACCGCGGCAAACCTGCCTCAGTACGGGCTAGTTCCGAAGCTGCGGTCTGGAATCGGCACAGTAAGCCATCGCCAGGCCCTCGCATCGAAACGGGGGGCCTGGCGTTTTCTCTCATACACCACTTTCGCACTTGAGGAGCCAAATCATGGCCAAGAGCACTGGAGACAAGGAAACGAAATCGCTGGCCGACATGGAGGCCGAACCGAAGCAAGAAAAACAGGAAAAGGTCGACCCGACCGCCGATGCTGGCGCCGGCTCGGTCGACGCGACCCTGGAGCCTGGCAATGGGCAGACGGATCAAGCGGATTCCACCTCCACGCCGGATGCCAAGTCGCTGCGGGAGGAACTCAAAGCCGAGATCCTGGCCGAACTTCGCGCCGAGCGAGCCGCATTGGTGGCGACTGCCGCGCCGCTGGCACCCGTGACCGTAGCCACCGAGTCGGTGGCCCAAGATCACGAACGCCGGCTGACAGAGAAACTGAAGAACGTCGAGGATGCCAAGGCCGTCGCAGAGGCATCGCTCTCGGCCGGGTCGCGGCAGTTCTCGGTTGGTCTCAGGGGCAACCCGACGCGAATCGTTGGCGGAGAACACCCGCTCGAAGCCGAGCAGAAGTATCGCGACTTCTTCGGCATTCGCCAGACCGAGCATCGCTTCGAAGTATCCGAAGTTACCGCGTAATCCGCGTAGCCTGCGGTTGTGAGCTGGGGAGACGTCGTCCATGCCTACCGATCTGGAGAACCTGATCACCGCCCGATCCAACGTGATCGCCGCGCTGGCATCACTGACGGCGAATCCCCAGCCCACGTACACCAAGGGAAACCAGACGTTTGACTGGACAGGCATGCGCCGCGAGTTGAATGAAGAACTGGCATCTCTCAACGCGCAGATTGCGGCTGTGGAAGGTCCGTGGGAACTCGAGACGCGAGGCACCTTATGACGCTCGATATCTCCCGCGATTACCGGTATTTCGACGGAGTCGAAACGCTCACGTTCACGGACCTCCGCACCGGCACGACCTATCCGGTTCCGTATTGCCTGCGCTCGGAGCTGACTTACCGGGAAATGCAATTCGTGAGTGGTCTCGGGCACGAGGTCACGGCCTTGCCGGTCGATGTACCAGGCCCGGAACTCGGCGGATACGTGCCAAAGCAAGGAGATCAGTTCAGCGACGGAAGCGTGTCGTACCTGATTCAGAGCGCGAACTACAACCATCTCACCGAGCAGTGGCGAGTCATTGGCACGAAGGCTGTCTCATGACCACCGTAACCCCCGACGAACTTGTGCGCGAGTTCGACGCAGCTTCCCGCCGCGTTGCCGGTGATCATACGGACCTGCTGCAAAGCTTCGTGCCCCTGATTGCCGCCGACGTCCAGTCCAACTTCGACAACAGCGGCACTGCCGGCGGGATCCCCTGGCCGTCGCGCAAGGGCAACAAGCCGCACCCGCTCTTGCGGCTCTCGGGCGCTCTCGAAGCGGCGGCTACGGGTCGCGGAGCAGGCCACATCCAAACGATCCAGAACAACGAGCTGACATACGGCGTGGGCGGGATCATCTATGCTGCGCGGCAGAACTATGGCGACGTGCCGGGCTCGCGCGACCGGCTCGGCCGACCGATGAACATCCCCGCGCGCGAGTACATGGCCATCAGCGAGGGCACGGTCGACGAACTGACGGAACGGGCGGCGGATGCCTACGCGGCGGATTTCGCAGGAGCCTAAGCCGCCATGTCGACCACCCTCACACTCACCGCTACCCGCAACGCGAACATCGCGGGCGGCTCCAACGCCAATAGCGTGATCAGCGTCGCCGCGCAAATGCTGGCCGGCACGTTCGCGCCGTTCGGACAGGGGAGCTTCTACCGGGCGCTCGCGGAGTTCGACCTGTCGGCTATTCCGCCGGGGGCCGTGATCGTTTCAGCCACGCTCACGCTGGCGACGGTGGGGGGCGTGAAGGTCGGCAGCCCCACTTACTACGCCCGGAGGCTCACGCGCAACACCTGGACGGCGGCCGTCACCTGGAACAAGTACGACGGCAGCAGCGACTGGAGCGCGGCCGGCGGCGATTACACGACTACGAATCAGGCCAGCGTCACCTACAGCACCGGCAACCTTGCGTTCACGACGCTGGGTGCCATGGTGCTCGACGCTGTGAATCTCGGCCAGGGCGTGCTGGGCGTGGAAGTGATCGGGCCGGAAAGCCTGGGGACGAACAACTACTTCGCGGCGAGTTCGCTCGCTGGCGCCACGCCGCCGCAGCTCGTGATCGTGTTCGAAGCGCCAGGGCTCACTGTCGCCGATAACGCGGATGGCACGGGTGCCGTGGCCACGATTAGCGGCACCGACTCGGGCGACACGACGATCGTTTACGCCGAGCGGATCCGCGACGATCTGGCAACCGGCTCCTGGGTATTTGCGGGCTCGCGCGTGGGCGACGGCACGGTCAATCTGCCCCTCGCCACCGGTCACTACTTCGCCATGGCCCAAACGCTCACCGACTCGGGCTACGCCACCTCGCCCGTGGTCCACCTGGTTGTCACCGATGGCGAGGATGATATCCAGGACCAGATTCTCGATGCGACCAAGGCCCGGATCGAACTGCTGTCGCTGGGTGTGGAATCGGTCACGATCGTCAAGAAGGTTATGCCCGAGCGGGATTTTGGCGCGGGAAAGGAGTTTCCGATCCCGGCCGTCGTGCTGTGGCCGCTCGAAGAGGTCAGCCCGCCCGAAGCCGGCACCAACGAACAAGACGACGTGACCTACACGGTGGCCTGCGTGATCCTGCAGGCCGACAACCAGAAGACCGGAATCACCGACGCCAATCGGGACCATTTCCTATGGCGGCAGAAGATCGCCAAAGCCTTCCGCAACCAGCGGCTCCCCGGCGTGGATAGCGTGATCCGGGTCGTGGTCCAGCCCGGCAGCGTCAGTTCTGACGAGGCCTGGAAAGACGGCTGGTTTGCCTCCGCACTGTTACTGAAATTCACCAGCCGCCAAACGCGCGGCCTCACTTAGGAGCACGATCATGGCTGGCGAACCGTCCATGGGTTTTGCGACCCAGCTTGGCGCAAAAAAGGAAGTCACTTACGGCACGGGCGTGACCGTCGACAAACGCTTCGTGTTCCAGAGCGAATCGGTGGTCAAGCGCGGAGCGATCGTCGAACGCGACGGGATGCGCGGCACCCGCTCGCACGTGGCCGACGATAGCCGCACCGGCCCCTATTCGGTCAGCGGCCAGCTCGTGTTCGAGCCCACTCCCGAAGATCTGGCGTTCTGGTTCCCGTTCATCCTGGGCGCCTCTGCCTCGGGCACGACGTATGCGCTGGCAGACACGCTCCCCAGCTTTACGCTCTCGATCGACCGCGTGGCCAAGGTGTTTACCTATGCCGGCTGCAAGGTGGCCAGGGCCACGTTCTCGGGCAGCTCGGGCGGGCTGCTGCGAATGGCGCTCGACGTGGTGGGGCAAAGCGAATCGGTGGACAACGCCGGCACGTTCCCCAGCCTGACCGCGGGCGTGACCCAGCCCTATATCTTCCACGATCTGGTGATGACACTGCAGAGTTCGGCCCGCAAGCTGGCCAGCTTTGAACTGGTGATCGACAACGGGCTGGTAACCGACCGGTTTTTGAACTCGACCACGATCACGCAGCTTCCCGAAGGGGATCGCACGATCGGGCTCAATGTCGTGCTGCCCTACTCGGCGGGCACGGGCACCAGCGGCAACACGGATCTGTATGCCCAGGCTCTGGCTGGCGCGGCCGGGACGCTGGTGTTTACCAACGCCGGTTACTCCACGACGTTCAGCTTCGGCACGTTGCAGGTGCCCGACAACTCGCCCAGTTCCAGTAGCAAGGGCGAGATTCCGCTCAACCTGGAAATGGTGGCCCGCAAGACGAGCACCACCCTCGAGCTGGAAGTAACCCACGACTCGACGCCGTAACAAAACATTCCCGACCAACTCACACGCGAGAGGTGCCCAGATGGACCCGGTACATATCGAAAAAGGTGGCGAGAACGCCCAGGAGCAAGTCGACAACTGCCTGCATCGCCTGCGGCAGATGATGCTCGATGCGCAGAACACGTTCACGTTCGACATGCGAGGGACGGGCACCGGCACGGTAGTCACGACGCTCGTGGTCGGGCCAAAGAACCCGCCCAAACCGCAGACCGAGTTCAAGGCCGAAGCGTTGGTCAACGGCCCCGGCGCACCCGAGCCCACGGAAGAGCCTCCGGCGGCCGAAGTCGTCGCAGTGAGTGAAGCGGCCCCGGCGTCCACTGACGTGCCGCTTGCCGATCTCCCTGATTTCACCGTTCCGGTGGAAGAAGCCAAGGCGACTAGCAAGAACGTCGCCGCCGAGCCAAGCGATCCGGAGCCCGAAGCCGCCGAATAACTGCCCGGCCCAACTACACGACCACTAGTACTTACTAACTGAAACTACACGCACTGAGGTATCCCGTGTCTCGCAACTACGTGGCCGAAGATGGCTACAACGAAAAGTTCTACGTCGCTCCCGAGCCCGGTTTGCACGGCTCGATTCGGGGCACGTTTCGCCCAGCCGCCAAGCCTGCCCGCACCCGGATCACCGAGCGCATCGAAAAGTTATCGGAAGCCGAAGCCGACAAGGTCACGGCGGAAGAGATCGCCCCGCGCATCCTCACCTGGTCGGAAGAGGACGCCCAGGGCAAGCCACTGCCGATCACGCCCGCGACCGTGCTGGGGCTCAAGCCGGAGCTGTACCGCGTGCTGGTCGGGATCGTGCTGGGCTATGTGCCCACTGACCTGGACCCCGAGTGGCCCGCGGAAGAGCAGGACGCCTATCGGGCCGCGATCAAGGAACGCCGGCTGGCCATCGAAGCGCGCGAACTGGCCGACGCAAAAAACTGATCACGGGGGTTCGGCTGCTCGTGCTGCGGCCGGAACTCCCCACGTGCGATGAATGCGAGCAGTACGTATTCGACCCGGAGGACCACTGGAGACCGAAGGAGTATCCGCCGCGGAGCGGAGTGCCGCTGCGGCGAGACAAGGGGAGCCAGCTCCCGTGCGAGCACTGTCCCAAGTGTGCGCTGAGCGACGAGAAGTCGCCCGCCGTGGGCCGCCAGTGCGAATTGAGCGAGAAGAACCGCAAGACGTTGGATCTGTACCACGCGATACATGGAGCCCGGCTCGACAACCTCACGCTCGACGAGATCACGGTTGCGAACCTGGGACTGATTCACCAGACGATTGAGGACTGCCGCCGCTTTCAAGTTCCGCAGCCCGTGACGTACGTGTTTAACCGGTGAGTAAGTAAACGATGTCGATGATGAAAGCCACAGCTTCCGGGCAGTCGATTCGCGACGTGCTCCTGAACATCAAAGCTCAGGGCGACCCCGGCAATGCGCAGCGTATCCGCCAAGAGGCCCAGCGGATCAAGAAGGCCGAAGATGACCTGAACCGTGAGCGAACGGGCCGCAGCAAACAGTCGACCAAGTACCTCTCGGATGAAGAGCAGGCGACCGCCCGCTACTGGCTGGCGCGGATGCAGCGAGAGAGGCAGTACGCGGCCGAGAAGAAGCGGAACGACAACGAAGAAGCGTCACGCCGCAAGAAAATGGCGGACGAGGAACTGCGCCGGCAGCGCGATAGCGCGCGTGAGTACGAAAAGAGCATGCGCGACCAGCAGCGCATGCAGGAGAAAGCGGCCAAGGAAGCCGCCCGCGCAGCCATCGCTGCCGAGCGTGAGCAGATGCGGTGGGGCAGTCAGCTTGCCCGGCAGATGGACCGGGACATTGCAGCCCGAGATCGCACGCGGCGAGAGTTTGCCGAAGCGGCGGACATTCGCCACGGCCGCACCAACCGGCTGGGGATTTCCGGCATTGGCCAGGATGCGGTCGGCGTGCTGCGCGGGATCGGACATATCGGCATTTCGGCCGGCCTGTTTGGCGACAACGCCGAAAGCGTTCTCGATGCCCTGTTGGCCGTCGAAGGCGGGTTCAACGTCACGCGGTACGGGGCCCCGCTGCTCACGAACCTGGCGCGCCGGCGCGGCGTGCGTGGGGCAGTGCTGGGCGGCTCGCGCAGGCTCTCGCAGCTACTGGGCGTGGGTGTGGGCGTGGGCGGTAGTGCGGCAGGCACGGCACTGGGCGGCACTGTGGGGCTGATTGGGGCGGGTGCTGGGGCACTGGTTGGCGGTGGGCTGGGGGTAGTTTCGGCAATCGACGGCCTGATTCAAGCCTATATGCACGGAGCCGGGCGAGGGGCTTCCCCGGGGAGCTATACAGCGACCGTCGGCAATTGGGAATCAGAGCTGCTCCGCGGTAGGCCCTTACTTCGCACGTTCCTGGGCGGCGGCGCACCGGGCATCATGACACCGTGGGATCAGCTCGACGCCAGCGATAAAGCACTTGCACGAATGCAGGGCTTGGCGGCAAACCGCCGCGAATCGAATTACTGGCGCGAACAACGCGCGGCAGTTGATCGCTCGTTCGCGATCGAAGAAGCCGGCACGGCTGGCATATTCCTGGCCAATCGCACGGCCGGCGCGGTGGCCCGCAATACATCGACGATTGGAACGCTTGGTGAGTTAGCCAACGCGCGAGTCTCTGGCAGCAGCCAGTTCCAGCTAGCGGCTTCGGATCGTGCGGCGCTGCTCGCGCAGCAGCGGCAGGCCGCGCTCGACAATGCGAATCTGCTGCTGCAGTCGGCAAGGGACGCGAATGAACGGCGCAGGGCACAGTCGCTTTCCCTGGCACTGCAGGACAGGGGCAGCTTGGGCCAGATCGAACGGGATTTGGCAGATGCTGCGGATGGGAAACTCAGCACCCGCGGTGCAGCGACACGCTTGGCCGCAAGTCCATTTGCCACGAATGAGTCAGTTAAGCCGGCGTTGCAAGAATTCGCCAGTCGGCAGCTAAAGCAATTCCCGAACATCGAGAAGGCGCTTGATGAGTCGATGAGTCAACCGCTCCAGGAACTGATCAAACAGACGCAGCAGAGCGGCGAGAAGGTTAAGGGGCTGCTCGAGCAGCTTAAGGAAGTTGACGGGAAGTTCAGCAAGGACTTGATCGAAGCAATTCAGGGGATGCTCAAGGTTGCCGAAAAGGCTGGCGCCGATGCAAAGCGCGCGTCTGAGGATGCCGTCGACCAGCTTCGTGCTGAGCAGGCCGGCGTAAGCACGCAGGGGACCAGGGTACCGGGGGTAGGTGGATAAATGTACGTTCGCCGCGGCAGCCATACCCACGAGATGAACGAAGCGAAGTTTCGCTTTCGGATCAATTCCCAGTGGGCCGACAACAACACGTTGATCGGATACACGTATCTCATTTCGCTCGAAGGGATGCTGTTCGGTACCGGAGTGAGCGACCTGGCCGCCAAGCAATCGGCCCTGATCGACGCCTATGAGCGCGTCGACGGCAGCTTTACGGTCCTCGAAAACGACGGCACGACCGAGATCCCCTCCTACAAGATCGACGGCAGCAAAACCATCGGCGGGATTCGGGCCACGACCATCGACTTTCCCCCCGGGCGCCCCGGCAACTGGACGACCTGGCTGGATTACCTGATCGAGCTGGAGGCCGACGTCGGCGGCGTGGGATTGATCGGCGGCTCGGGGGGCAGCCAGTCGGTACTGGTGTCCTGGAGCGAAACGATTACCACGCGCGGCAACGGTGGCCCGCGATTCGTCATCCGCGAGCCGCGCAATACGGCGCCCATCAAGCAGATCGTCTCGCAGCGGACGCCGATCTTTGCCAGCCAGCGGGGCACGGCGGTGGGACTCTATCAGTACCCCACGGTACCCAACCCAATCTGGCCGCAGCACCGGATGAACCCCGAAGACGAACTGACGCGCGAAAGCGCCGACACGGTGGCCGGAACCGGCAGCCAGCAGAAGCAACGCGAGTTCCGCATCGGCTGGAACTACCAGTACGCGGCAATCGGATCACTCACAGCGAACCCCAGCACGGGATTCTAGGAGCGTAAGTCATGTCGAACAGGACTTGGATCGGAGGCGCTGAAGCAGTCGCACAGGTGCGCGAATGGGTGTTCGGCGGCACGTGGGAAGCGTCCGACGTGGTCAATGTCACGGTGGGTAATCGGATTACTTCGATTGCGGCTGGCGCTACGTCCATCACGACTGTGGTCGATAACCTCGTGACGGCCCTGAATGCTTCCACGCTGCCGGAGATCGGCGAAATCACCTGGGACCGCAACGGCAACAACCTGCGCGGCACGGCTGACGTGGCCGGCATTCCGTTTGAAGTCAGCCTGGCAACGACCGAAGCCGGCGGCGGAGCGGCCGACGCCCAAACCATTGATGGCGGGACAACCAGCGCAGGCAGCGACACGACCTATTGCACCGGCCCCAACCACGCCGACAATCCACAGAACTGGTCGGGCGGAACACTGCCAGCCAACGGCGATACGATCATCTTCGCCAGCTCGAACGTGAGCTGCCTCTATGCGCTCGACTTCCTGACGGCACTGACCGGCACCACGATCCTGCGCTACATGAGCTTTACGGGCGAATGCGGCCTGCCACCCTACAACGCGAACGGCTATTACGAGTACCGGCCGCGGTACTTCGAAATCGAGGGCGGTTCGGCGCGGCTCGGGCTGGGGGATGGCTCGGGCAGTTCGCGGTTCATGCTCGACTTCGGATCGACCGCCGCGACCGTGCTGGTGTACGACACGGGACAGTCCGGCGCAGGCGAAGAGGTCGCCGACTTCCTCAAGGTCGCCAGCACATCAACGGTCACCGTCAATAAGGGCCGCGTCGGGATTGCGGTCTACCCCGGTGAAGCTTCCGCGCTATCCACGCTCAACATCGGCTTCCGCGATAACCCGGCGGGCGACTCGTACGTTATCTGCGGCGCGGGAGTCACTACGCTGACCACGATCAATCAGAGCGGCGGATTCTGCCGCACCGAGACGAATTCGACCACGCTCACCATGACCGATGGCGAGCATGTGCGGCAAGGAACCTGCACGCTGACGACGCTGAATCTCGATGGCGGCGCAATGCGATACAACTCCAGTGGCACGCTCACGACCGCCAACGTCGGCTCGGGCGGCAATCTCGACTTCCGCCAGGACAGCCGCGCAAAGACTGTCACGAATACGAATCTGTACGAAGGCTTCGAATATCACGATCCGATCGGCAATGTGACGAACACGAGCGGCTTCGACTTCGTGCGCTGTGCTCCAAGGGACGGGCTATGGGACGTGGCCCCGCACTTCACTTACACCCGTAGCGTGATCACCTGATGGCCGATCTCCAAGCACTCGCGTCGTTCACCAACGTCGTCGCTTTTGAAAGCGCCACGATCACGCTGGCCCACGGCATCACGCCCAGCATGGCCAGGCTGACGGTCTATCCCCAGGAAGCCAACATTCGCACCAACGGAGATTTGACTTGGTGGGAAGGCTCGACGCGGATGTGGTGGCGTGACGCGCTGGCGGATGAGGCGCGGTTCCGCTTCAACAAGTCCGGCCAGTTGATTGAAATCACGGTGCTCGACCGCCGCTGGAAGTGGAACTTCCCGCGGATCAGCGGGCACTACAACGTGCGCGATTACACCGGCAACATCTTCAAGGATAATGGGACCGGCAAGGCCCCCGACAAGAAGCTGGCCGTGTCCGACGGCGAGCGGACGGTCAAGGAACTGATCGAGCTCTGTCTCAAGGCGCTGGGCGAGACAGGCTATCAGATCGACAACATCCCGGACGAACTGCGGCCGGAAATTCACTGGGAACACGAGTACGCGGCGCAGGCCCTGCAATCGCTGTGTTCGATGGTCGGGTGCCGGGTCGTGCTGCAGCTCGACAACCGGATTGGGATTCGCAAGCAAGGCCAGGGGAAAGCCCTGCCGCCGGGCCCCGTGGAAGAGTATGGCGCGGCGCTCGATCCGCCGGACAAACCGAGCAAGCTGATCGCGTACTGTGGACCGACGTGGTTCCAGGTGGATTTGGAACTAGGCGATCCCGTTGGAATGGAACGCACCGGCGAAATTAAGAAGATCGACGACTTGAGCTATAAGCCGTCCGGTGGCTGGAAGAATGCCGAGCCCGAGATGATGGAAGAGATCCAGGGATCTGAGGATCGGCAGCTCGCGCTGGAATGGGTCTATCGCGCATACCCCTTCAAGCTGCCGGCCGACGTTAAAGGCTTTAAGGGCTCTCCGGTGAAGTGGCCGCGGCAACTCTATCCGGTGGGACTTCAGGTTTACACGTACAAATATCTTGGCGAGGCCAGAAACCGGCGCGCGATTGTGTGGGGCGAGTGGTTCGATCCCGAAGACGGTGAGAGTACGACCGGTTCTTTGCAAGACGCCGAAGGCTACAACATCGATCGCACGATCTTGCGTATTGGATTCGAGATCGATTACGAGCGGTCGCTGGTCAAGTTCAATGAGCCGGTTTACAAGCTCGACGACAATTCGTTTGCGATTCCCGCCAAGCTGAAACTGCGCAGTGCCATCCAACTGCGCGACGCCACAACTGGTGAGTGGGTCAGGCACAGCAAGGAGCTTATTCTCGACCCGCAATCAAACACTAAGCCGCGAGAAATCATCGTCGACGAACTGCGGCTGGATCTGGTGAATGGCAAGGAAAAGAACCGCGACACGGTCGACAAGGAACTGCAAAAGCGGCTCGACATCGTGAAGGAAGAGTATGAGTTCGTGACGCCAGAAACGGCCGTCTACACCGGCTGGCTGGACACCGAACTCGACGGGGCCATCCAAAGCATCACGTGGATTATGGGCCCCGACGGCGCCACGACCACGATTCAGCGGAACGATGACGTGGGCTCTAAGACCACGCAGCCCTATCGCCTGCGGCGACTAAACGAAGAGTACGCGCAAGGGCTCAGGAATGCGGCCAAGATCGGCAAGCAAGACCGGCTGCCAACGGGCGGGCTCGTGGGAAGCATCGTGGGCGAGTTCTTCGGCGGAGGCTCGTCCTGATGAACCAGCGCGAATACCTCAAGCAAATGCGGTGGGAGGGCATCAAGAACGCCTCCGGCGAGACCTGCCCGCCGTTCGGCCTGCTGGCAATCACGGGCAGCGAACAGCGCGGCACGGAGTACAAGCGGACGGTGCTGCTGGGCGACATGCCGTCCACGACGTTCTATCGCGACTATGCGATCAATGGTCCCACGGCGATCCCCGCCGGCAAGTACGGGCGCTGTACGCGGATGTGTGGCGGGCTGTGGATAGCCTACGACTCCGGCACACCTGCCGCGGGTGAAGGCTGGGGGCCGAAGCCTGGGCAGTGGACGGCATCGAAGGGCTTTCCGGGGATCACGGTTGAAGGGATTAAGAGTTCCGACCGCAAGCTCCTCCTAGGCACGCTGGGGGAGATTCGGACCATCTTGTGCAAGGCGGTCGCGCAGAACGCAGCAGGCTCATTAGCCACCGACGTCAGCGACTACAAGATTTATGCCGGCACAGCGGGCAGCGAAACCGATGCAGGCTTTACGACGGTCCCTGCGATCTATTCGCGCGGCGATACGATGATTAACGAGTGGTTCTACGCCACGCTGCGCAATGGAGTCTGGTACGCAGAGCTGGAGGATAATAGCTGGCTCGGCAAAGCGGACTCCGCGATAAGCGCAGGATCGAGCGGGACCATTAGCCTGTGGACCGGGACGGCCGGCAGCGAAACGGATTCGGGCTTAAACGCCACGAGCATCTATAACCGCACGAGCGTTGACATTCCAAGCGGCGGGTGGGTTCATATCATGCGCGTGAACGGCAAGTTCTACTGCGAACCGTGGAGCTGCTAGAGATGGTTGCTATAGGGCTGTCTTGTGGTGGGTGCTTGTCGTGCGGCGGTGGCTGCGTCATCGCCTCGGATAACTTCAACCGCTCCGACGCCGACGATATCAATGACGGCGCGCCGTTTGAGTGGGGCGGCGACAATGGAAACATCCAAATCTTCGACAATGAGATCATCATCTTTTCCGGAACTCCGGAGCAATTAACCTGCCCCACGGCGAATCCAGATAGCACTGGATCGGGCTATGTTACTGCCACGTTTCGTGCAGACGCGGGCGATGAGGTTGAAGTCTGGCTGAATGGATCGGATGCCGACAATTGCACGGTGGCGCGGCTGACGGTCGGCTCGCCAGGAACCCTGGAAATAATCGACAGAACGTCTGGCTCGGACACTTCCCTGGAGTCTGTTTCCACGTCGACCAGTGCCTACGATTCGCGCGGGATTGCGCTGTATTACGATGCGGCCACGAAGATTGCGAAGGCAGTATCCGGCGACTCGGTTTGCGCATTCAGTATCGACGAAAAAGGATACTTGGCTGGCATCTCCATCGGCTCGAATAGCGGCGCGGTATACATCGACGACTTTTCGTATCAGAAGCTGGGCGACGGCGAGAATGGTTGTCCGGAGCTGACTGGCTGCGATGTGGACCCATGCAGCCAGGATGTTAACGGATGGGAATCCGTTTTGACTATTTCCGGTGTCACAAATGGAAGCTGCAACGACTGCGCAACTGCGCTAAACAATTCATTTGTGCTTCCAGTTACTCCGGCAACAGTTGGGTCTCAACGAGTTGAGTTTAAGCTCGAGGAGCTTTCAAGCACTGACGTTTGCGCAACCATCGGCGGTGCTGACATTTTATTTATAGTCAACACATGGTGCGATGCCAGCGAGGGAGCCAGTTTAGGTATTCCTTCGCCCACTCAATACGGAATTCGAGTTTTTATCCGAGTCAATCGTTCCGGCTTTACCACTAGCTGGGATTTATATAAAAACCTAGGAACTGATCCGCCTAATTTAGTTGACACTTATACAGGATTCACTCTCCGGTTTTTTGGAAATACCGGAGGATGGTGCAGTTATACCACTATCAACTTATCAGTTAGTTTTTCTGGACCATGATCCACTGCGACATGCAACTCTTACCGTCTGGCTATTGGAAGGCCAAGTGCTGCGGACGAATCATTCGCGTGCGCGGCATAACATCGCCACCCGTGCGCGTCTGCACTGGAGCGAAGCAACGCGGGGGACAATGCGCATCGCTCGGCGAATCCCAGCGGCTTGAAGTATGCCAAGGCTGCGGCGGAAATCAGTTCAAGCTGAAAGTGTTCGCCTGCCAAATGCACGGAGAATGCACGATTGAGAAGCCGCTGCCGAACATCAAGTGCTGCTCAGCGTGTGCGGACTTTACCGAGTCGTCATCTGCTGGTTCGTGATATTATCTTTGTCGCAGCCCAGATACCACTTTGGTTCGCCAGATTCTTTCTGTGGTATCGTGCCCAGCATCAATTCATAGTTGTCGGCACCTGAAATTGGCGGCGCGTAGTAGAACGGGTTCAGTCCCTCTTGCGTGTAGTGCAATGTACCGCCGCCGCCCATCCCGTCTTTGATTCCCATCGCCTGATCCTTGCCCTTGGAGATGATCAGTGGGTATATCGCATACGTAGGGCTGGCAAGATGCGGCATGGAATTGTAGATCGGATAGATGCCGCGGCTATCAAATGGATCGGGCTGCAAGACAACGAACTCGGCATTGTTCAGCGTCTGACCCTCGAACGGTTGCTGGCTAACTCCGCTCGGCGTCGAACAAGTAAAAATTACGGTTGGTGGAGTGGTGGTTGCGTCGTACCGATAGCCGGTGATTCGCCCCATTCGGTGCACGTCCATCTGCGGAATGCTGTCCCGCATCAAGACAATCGCACCGCCGACGTATGAGCCTGGAGCCTGATTAAGGCGAGGTCCGTCGTTTTTACTAACAACGATGGTAGCTGTGTGTGAATCGACCTGCAATTTTCCAGCCAGCCGCAGCGGAGCCTGCATCTCCGACAAGTAGCCAGGTGCCCAGCGGATGAACTCAATCGGCTGATTCCACGCATCGACGAACTCGGGAAACCCGTCGCTATCCACGTCGCCAATATCCGTGGGCTTGAAGAAGTCGCGCGAGTCGCCCTCTTGGGCCAGCGACTCCATGACGATCATGTAGAGGCATTCCGCCCCTTGGTTTTCAGTCGTGGCTGTGCCGAGACCGTACTTGTTTAGGTACCGGGTGCTAACTGCCGGCCGCGCAATCTGCCCATTAAACGTGGGCAGGATCGAGCTGTTGAGACCATGCGGAAACGGGGTTACGGGGTTATCCGTCACGTCGCTCCAGCGGTCGGGCATTTCCAGACGCATCAGGTCGCGCAAGCAGTCGAGACGGGCCTTGGCCAGCGCACGCTGGGCATTCACTTGATCAGCCGGGGAAGCCGACTGGCTCACCGCCGGAAAGATGTATGGCACGCGCCGCGTCCGGTATTCGTCGTACCGACGCATGATGATCGTGTTCAGCTTTGTGACCAGCGCTCGGGTGCGGTGGGCTTTGGCTGTCTCTTGTGCCTGGAACATGGCAAAGAGAACCATCACGGCCATGATGCCGATAATCGAGATCGTGATCAGCAGCTCAATTAACGTGAAGCCGTGGCGTTGTCGATCCACTTCCCGGTCCCCTGCTTGAGTGAAACGAGTTGCCAGCCCGCTTCGGTTTTCTTCACATCGACGATAGCGTACCGGCCCGAACCGTCTGCGAATGTCGCTTGATATTGATGGTCGCCAACTTCGCGGAAGTGCTTCTGAGGGAGCTGGACGCCTTTGGCTTGCAGTTGCTCGACGGCGAATGCTTCGGCGCGCCACGGGTCGGCGTGAAGCGACCACGCCCAATCCAGAGCACAGAGCGAGTAATAGCAGACAGTTGCAGCCAAGAGCAGGCGGATGGGTGGGTTCATACCATTCCACTATCCCCTGCCTCTCCCCCCAGGGCAATACTGAACGGGCGATTAGCGGGGGGCGGTCTATTTACCGAGCAGGGCTGCCATGGCGATCAGCACGGAAACCGTTGATAGTACAGCGGATACGATCAGTGTTATCACGGAAATCGCCAAGTTCCTTTCGGTGGCGACACGCCGGCTAGTTCCACGACCGAGACAGCAATCCTCCGATGATCGCTGCCACGCCTCCGATAATCGCTGCCACCAGCGCGATCACACCGGCCCAGATGGCTTGCCGGCGAGCCTCCCGCTGCATTTCGTTGTGGCGGGTCGTGGCCAGTGCCTCCTGCTCGCGCTGCCACGCCTGATTGCGAAGCTCGATTTCCGCAAGAAGTCTCATCTGCTGATGCTCCTTTGGCGAATAGCCTTGCTGCCACTTTGCAAACTGATCGCATTCCCGTTCGCGTTTCAGCACATGGCGATGCCACCAGCGATTAAATCATTGGGCAGCGTCGAGTCTGTCATTTGCCTCTGCAACGCGGTGCTTCTGAGCAGTTATCTCCCGTCTCAGCTTCTCTTGTCGCCGCTGAAGGTTCTCCGTTTCGTTAATGATCAGGGGACGGCTGACACCCTGCCTATCCTCGGCGCCTCGCCTAAACAGCGTGTTCGAAACATCCTTGTATTCGGTCTGGAGACGCGAGAGCTTTTCTTGCTCTATGGCAAGCCGAGACTCGAGGTCCGCTGTCGATTGTTTTGCGGAATCTTCACGCGTAGCCTTGGTGTCATCAGCAATCTGCCGTACCTCAGTTCTCAGTTCTGAGACCTGTCGCTCGATCTCTGTAATTCGGGAGTCCTGCTTTGCGATCACCTCAGCGGCGTCTGGCGACTCGGGTTGCACGGTGGCCGCGGCCTCGCTCGGTGTCGGATGCGAGGCGCCGCAACCCACCAGTAGTGGCCCCAGGGCAGTCAGCAGCACGGCGGAAGGGGCGGTTCGGATGATGGCTCTCATGCCGCTAGCCTACTCCGTAGGTGGGGGCCGTGCAAATTCCCTGGAAATCGGCCCGGTGCTTGCATACCGAGATGTATGCTTCTATCGTGGATGGAGAAAACCGCCGTTGCCACGGCACGGGTCAAGACCTTATAACCGCGACCCCACGTAGTAAAAAGGGGCCGACCGGCGACCTTCGGAGGAACACCGGCCGGCTGACCTTGAAGCGGGGTTAACGCTTCCCGATGGGCCAAGCAACGTGTCCATACGCATGCGCATCAAGAACCTTGCCATTGCGCAAGGTGATGAAGCGACGGAATGTCACGCCGTTTGCCGAAGACGAGCCCGACGCCCCTCGCGGGGAGCTGGGTTTGGCCTTCTTTTTCTTCGGGGTGGCCATTGATGCCGGACACGGTGAAATGCCAAGCTTGCGGGGCGGTTTTCTCGACACAACACATAAAAGACGCCTAATCCGCTATTTGACGGACTTGGTTGCGTCCGATATGTTTCCACAGTGGGCCCAACGGCCGCAGTAGCAATGGGGCGAAAATCTACCCCGCGTTTCGAGTGTATCGAAAGAAGCCCGCAGTCTCAGCGGGCTTCTTTCCTTTGCGGCCGCCCCACCTGCCCGCCGCAGCCCAGGTAATGCAGTTCCACGTGCAAGTGCTGGAGCGCGTCCGCGGCCCTGGTCGCGAGCAGCAGCAGTTCGTCACCCGGCTCGAGCCCGGCCTTTTCGAGCTTGGCCACCAGTGCCCGCGTCTCGCGCAGCATGGGCCGGATCTTGTCCCCCAGGGCTTCGATCTGATCGCCGGTTAGCTGGTCGGATCGCATGGGGCTATATCTCGGGCGGTGCTAGCGGGTCTTCGCCGATCTGGAGTTTATCCAGATACGACTGCTCGGCAACTCTTGGCGTCGTGTGCCCAAGGAACTTCCAGCCTGCTCCAGGATGGTCGATTTCCACATGGGTCGCTCCTGACCGCCTGAACCACTTGAGCGATCCTTCCGGGATGCCTGCCCTCGTAAAAACCTTGTCCAGCAGATGCGACAGGTAGCGATTGCTAACGAGCCCGCCAAAGACGGTCTCCCTGCCGCTTCTGTCAATCTGGCGAATCAGGTCGATCGTCGGCTGCCGAAGCCGCACCAGATGTGGGCGGCCCGTCTTGCTTTGAACTAGCGCAATCAACCCGCTTTTCTGAATCCACGAATGACGGATGCGCAGCACGTCGCTGCGCCGCAGGCCGGTTTCGTATGCGGTGCGGCAAAACGCGGTCAGAAACACGCCGCGATCAACCGTTCGATTGATACGAAAGCTTCCGGTCATCTTCTCGCACTCGCGCAGGATGGCCTTGATCTGCTCTTTGGTCCACGCGCGGATTACATCGTGGCTCGGCCCTACGCTGCGAACCTTGCGAGGAGGTGACGCGAGCCCTTGCTCGGCCAGATGCTTCCATAGAGTCAGCAGCATTCGACGGCGACTGCGAATGGTTTCTATCGCATAGCCTCGAGACGCCATCCACATGATGAAGCGATTTACTGTGAGGTCGGCAAAATCGCTAATCGTCGGCTGCCGCTCCAGGAACTTCCCAAAACAGAGCATTGCGTAGTGGATTTGCAGAGCGGATTCAGACGTGAGGTCGTGGCAACTTACATACTCTTCGGTAACAGGATTCATGCGTTCTCCCTTGCTCCACTAAGAGTCCCTCAGTGGAACGTTAGCACACGCATCATGCCAATTCTGGCGTATCCTGCCGTGTCCTTTTCCTAATGCGCCGCACAATCGTTGCAATCCGTTCGGCGCGGCTGGCCTACGTACTTCATTAGCTCGACAAGCTAGGGGTCATAGGTTCGAGTCCTATATCGCCCACTGAATGCGAGGCTCCGCCGCGGGGACTGATCGCGTCCGCCCGGCGCGACCGTGGGCACGAATCGTGGTGCCCTGAGGTAGGTTCGCTTCAGGATAGCCAGCGCCCGACACAACGCAAGCAAATAGGCAAAGACGACGAGAATTCCGCGAAAACCGGACGAAAATTGCAGGAAAACGCAACGGAGGGATTGGCCATGAAAATCGAAGTGACCGATTGGGAGGCGGCTGCCAAGGTGACTCAGGCGACCGCCGACGGGACCACGAACCCTGAGGTGAAGGTGCTGGCCGAGCAGCTTGTGGCGGTTATCGGCTGCTGTGCGCAGCTCACTAAGGAATGCGATCGGCTTCAGCAGGAACTGTGGGCGATCGAAACCAGGGCCAGCCAGTCGATGAGAACCATCGGCCGGATTGGCTAGTTGCGGTTAAGTAGCGAGAGGTATTGATCCTTCAGTTTGTCGGCCGCTTCCGTCACTTGCCGGATAAGTTCGGCGAGCCGTTTTACTTCAGGATCGTCGGGACGCTCGGTGAGTGCAGCGTCAAGCTGTGCTTCGAGATTGTGGACTAGGTGCTTAAGGCGAGCAGCAAGTTGGAGTTCAGGCATGGCTTTTGAAGCGAAGTTTTACGACCTGCACTGCTCGGTCAGAGACGACGCGCACCGACGGAAAAGCGTTAAACGATTCGAAGCGAGGCATGAGGGCGAATCCGATGGACGTGTTTAAAAACTGGAACTCCGGATCGGGTAATTCAAGCGGCAACTGCCCTCGCTGCGGCGGCGAGGTCCAGAAGCCACGGAGTTGGGTAGAGGGTGACGGAGGTTGTCCCGTCTGTCGCAATGGCGGTCTGGCGGATGATGAAATTGCGGAAGCCGCCATTGACGCGGAGGTAAGCAAGCTTCTCCAGGACTTCGATCGGGAGCTCGGATCGTGATCGGGACTTGGAGACAGCGATTACCGGCTCGGCTGCGTCGATGAACGGAGTGGCATCAAACCAAACCCCGCGCACCATTTTGGGAGCATACTTGGCGCGCAATGCAGCGGCCCACTCGGGGCAAGACGCGGGTCGCGGTCGACGGAGGAGCAGCGAACTCACAAGGCGAAATATGCGGACCATGAGCATCCTTTCCAAGATACGCGGCTAGGCCGCAAGGGAATGAAACACACAAGCGACCGGGAGTGTCGGCTACCCGCGAGGGCGCCGGCGGCTGAATACACTGCTGCTTTGGGCCGTTTTCGCCGCTCCCGACCGCTTGCAATCTACCAACAACTGAAACACGGGGAATACGCGACGGGCGTCCGGGAAACCGGGCAGCCTTGAAGCTAAACGCGGGTCGGCTGTTCTCAATCGCCCGTCGCGTAACCCCGCAAAAACAACAAGCTCGGCAGGTGCCCGGAAACGGGGCGGCTTTTAGCTCACAACGCTGGTCAGCCGTTTATCACCACCTGCCGGGCTTTACTTCACTTGAAAAGTCTAGCGACAAATACTACAGTATGGAGCATGGCAGTGGCAATAGGCATCGAACTACTGACGACGAAAGAGGTTGCAGGGATCCTAAAGGTCTCGCAGGGCCGCGTCCGCCAATTTGTCGTTGAAGGTCGCCTGAAACCTGAAAAGAAGATCGGCACGAACCTTCTCTTTAACCCGAAGACTGTTCGTGAATTCAAGGCCGTTCCCCGCGATAATGGCCGCCCGCCGAAGAATGAGAAAAAAACCAGGAAGCGCTCTTGCAAACCATTGCGGAGCCGCTAGACTTATGCCGATGTAGTCAGTTGTGCGGCGTGATAACCGCCAATTGACGGTAAGTGACCAGCGTTCTCTGGGGCATCTCCCCACCGGACGCACTTGATTGCGTTTAACCCGTAGTGAGCCACGCGCGTTATGTTCGCGCCCCGCGTGCTGGCTCACTGCGGATATATGCGGCGAAGTGGATTGGTCCCACGCTGGGCCTCATAAGCCCGGAAAAGGTCGTTCGATTCGGCCCGCCGCTATTTGTCAACCAACACGCAAGGAGCCAGCCATGCCAACTTGGATCAAGGACGACAACGGGAATCGCGCGTCGGTCGAATACTGGGGCAGCGAAGAAGCGGCCCGGAAGTCGCTCGAATCGCTCACCGATTGCCGGAAGTGTGATAACTGCTCGCGCTGCTCGGGCTGCTCGCGCTGCTCGCGCTGCTTGGACTGCTCGGGCTGCTCGGACTGCTCGGACTGCTCGGACTGCTCGGGCTGCTCGCGCTGCTCGGGCTGCTCGCGCTGCTCGCGCTGCTCGGACTGCTCGGACTGCTCGGGCTGCTCGGGCTGCTCGGACCTAAAGAACGCATCTCCGGTATCTGAATCGGTTGGCGAAGTGCCTGTTATCGAGGACATCCACCGCAAAGTTTATGAGGCTGCCAGCCAGCCTGATTCGCTGAACATGGACTCGTGGCATTCGTGCGACACAACGCACTGCCGTGCTGGGTGGGTGGTGCATTTGGCTGGCAAGTCCGGCTACGAACTGGAGCGCAGAACGTCGCCGGTGTTTGCCGCGATGCAGATTTACAAAGCCAGTGGCTATGAGATTTCGCCGGTTCGGTTCTATGACTCAAACGAGGATGCGCTGGCGGACATGAAGCGGCTGGCGGAGGGCACCTAACCCGTGACGCGACAGGTTTGAGCGCCGACGCGATGCACTGGCCGGCTCGCTGACTCGGAACAAACCACAAGACGGATAAGTCCCGCGGGGCCATCGGGCCAGCGACCCCCGCGGGCAAAAGGTATTTCGCGTAGTGCAACAGACAGCGCGTCCGGCTACTGGAGCGGGCGGATGGAGCCGGGGTGCAAGTCCCTGCTGCGCGATTGGATGATGGTTGGTTGGCACCCCTGGTTCGGGCTGCCGGTTGGCAACGTGTCGGCCGGCAGCCTTACCGGGGGCAACGTTCCGACAGAAAGCTGCTCACACATGGAGGTTTGCAATGTTGGTGATTGCCCGGCATGAGGACGAAGAGATCGTAATCACTGCGCCGAACGGGGATGTGATTTCCGTGATGGTCGTGCGTGGCGGTGCGAATGTGCGATTGGGGATTGGTGCTCCGAGATCGTATGCGGTTCATCGGCGCGAGGTTAACGACGAAATAGTACGGTCTGGCCGCAGTGTGCATACAGTTCGCACGACCTGAATCGAACAGGAGAAGAGCCCGCAAACGGATGTCGCTCGTGGAGACGAGCAGGCCGCAGGATAGCGGTCGCACTTATTCGGCCGGGGCGGCTGATGGCACGGTAGCCCTGGCTCTACAAAACAAGGATTGAAGCTATGGGCAGGAAACGCCGGCTAGAAACCGCCGAGAAGAAGCTCAAGAAAGTGAACGTCGCCATTGTGGCACGCGAGCACGGCGGCAAGGTCAACAAGCTCTATCAGATTATGGAGCGATTGATCGAAGAGCATCACGCCCATCTGTCCGAAGCGAAGATCGTCATCGGCTGGCGGTTTGAAAAGAAAGAAGACGCCGACGGTCGGTTGTGGCTAGGTTCGCTCAAGAAGGCCAGCGATCTTGACCGCAGCCTGCACGAATACGACTTCGTGATGATGCTCAATCACGAGTTCGTCAATCAAGCGGCTACTGATCAGCAGATCGAAGCCTTGATCGACCACGAGCTATGTCACGGCGCTGCGACCAAAGACGCCCACGGCGAGTTCAAAGTCGACGAACGAGGGCGGCGCTGCTATCGCATCCGCAAGCATGACGTCGAAGAGTTCCGCGAAATTATCTCCCGCCACGGTGCTTGGAAGAGCGACCTGGAGTCGTTCTTTGGCGCCTGGAAGGAAGCCAAGAGTCGGCCGCTGCTCGACGAACACAATCAACCACGCAAGCAGTCCAAGCGATTCAACGAACCGGCTCTCGACAAGGGCGAAACCCCGCCCGACACACACCTGAAAAACGGCAACGGCAAGGCCCATACGAACGGTCACGCGGGCGGCAAGGCCGGCAAAGCGGCTAAGAACCGAAAGGACGCGCCGGCGCCCGGATCCGGTTCGCTCGAAGCTCTCGACCTTCCGCACCCGATTCTGGAGGCGTGCCAGGCGGCGGGGTTCACAACAGTTGAGGGCGTTTGCCAATTTGTCGCGGAGAACAGTCGTCTGGCTTTGGCTGAGCTGAAGAACATGGGCTCCGAAAGGGCCGATGCCCTGTGGGGCAAGATTGAGGAATACCAGAATGAGCGCGCTGTCGGGTCAAAGTAGATCGCGGCCTGGCGGGGCAGGGCGTGGCCTGGCGTGGCGCGGCCGGGCCTGGCAAGGGCGTCTATGACGCAGGCATGAATGGACTTGATTATGACACAGCTAACTACTACCAACCCACCAGTCTACTGCCGCTGGATGATCCTCAAGGACTTTCCGGCCGTGCTAGAGATCGAACGGCTGTGCTTCGAGTTCCAGTGGAGCGAAGAGGACTTTCGGCGGTGCATGGCTCAGCGCAGCGTGATCGGCATGGTGGCCGAGATCCCGCAGCAGACCCGGCAGCGCGCCGCGTGGGGCGGAATCATTACCCGCGAGATTCCGGTGGTTGCCGGCTACGCGGTCTACCGTCTGCGTGAGACGCATCTAGTACTGATGAACATGGCCGTGCTGCCGGCCGTGCAGCGCCGGGGGATCGGCTCCGCGATGATTCGCAAGCTCAAAGCCAAGCTCTCCACGCAGCGGCGGACCAGCATTGTGACCGACGTGCGCGAATCGAACCTTGATGCCCAGCTCTTCATGCGGGCCAGTGAGTTTCGGGCGGTGGAAGTGATACGCGACGCGTACGAGGACACGACCGAAGATGCGATTGTGTTTCGGTACCGCTTGCCGAAAGGCCAGGTGCAGGCATGAGCAAGCCACGCTGTCCGAAGTGCAATCGCAAAGGCGTTCCCGCCGGCAGTCTCTATCGCTGCCCGGCTGGTTGCGGGTTCTTTGACAACAACCCGGACGAGGGCGGGAGCTTTGACGATCGCGACCCGTCGCGCCGGCTGGAGCGCGAGGAAGAAATGCAGCAGGCTCGCCGGCACAACGCGGAAGGACGCGGCCGAGCGCAGCAAGGATTTAGGTTTGGAGGACGGAACCGATGACTGCCATAGAGTGGACGGATCGAACCTGGAACCCCATCGCAGGATGCACGCCTGTCTCGCCGGGCTGTGCCCATTGCTATGCGGCCACGATGGCGCGTCGCCTGGCGGCGATGGCCGAAGCCGACATTCATAAGGGCCGTAAGCCAGGTCGCAAGCGCAAGTACATCGGCACGGCGGAACGGCGCGGGCACGTCGACGTGTTCACGGGCAAGATCGGGTACGACGATGCGATTACCGAACCGCTAATGTGGACGAAGCCATCGAAGGTCTTCGTCAATTCGGAGAGCGACCTGTTTCACGAAGCGGTCCCGTTTGAGTTCATCTATCGCGTTCTGGCTGTGATCGGAGCATCCCCGAAGCACACTTTCCAAGTGCTGACAAAGCGGGCCGAGCGAATGGCCGAGTTCTTCTCCGACACGACGCGGGTTGCGTACGGCATTGCCGAAGCTGCCAAGGAACTGCTCGGCGTCGATAACGTCGGTCGGACCGCGGGAGAGATCATGTCACGCTGGCCGATGCGCAATCTGTGGCTCGGCGTGAGCGTGGAAGATCAGCAGCGGGCCGACGAGCGGATACCGTCGTTGCTCAAGACGCCGGCCGCGATTCGGTTTCTGTCGTGCGAGCCACTGCTGGGCCCAGTGGACTTGCGAAATATCGTTTTCCAACGCCGCGATCCGCACCACGCCGGCGCTGGCTTGAACGATTGGACCGAACTGTATGGTGACGCGCTCACGGGATTCCGAGCAACCTCAATGATTGGAGGCATCGAAGGCCAGCCGCATCTGGACTGGGTCATAGCCGGCGGTGAAAGCGGCGCGGGAGCGCGGCCCAGCCATCCGGCCTGGTTCCGCAGCCTACGCGACCAGTGCCAAGCGGCGGGCGTGCCCTTCCTGTTCAAGCAGTGGGGCGAATGGCTACCGTTCCATGACGCTGGTGAGCTGGAAGGCGTCAGCGATCGGACTCCGGTTTGTCTGGTGAAGGCTGACGGCCGCGCATTTAGCCCTTACTCATACGCCGCGCACGCCCCTGGGCAGCAGATGGCGCGCGTCGGAAAGAAAAATTCCGGCCGCCTGCTCGACGGTCGCGAGTGGAACGCGTTTCCGGAGGTCTCCGCCTAATGCTCACCCCCGCCGATCACAAACGATTCCGACTCGAAACGCTCCGCCAAGCTGTGCTGGAATTCAAAGCGGCGATCGACCGCGACTTGCAGCTGACTCGGCTGCTACCGGTCACGCAGGCCCAGCTCCGCTACCAGATCGACATTTGCAACGCGGAGTCTGCCCGGCTCACCGACCAGCTCAAGGAGCTGGAGATCGACCAGGAGTACACGGTGCCGATGCAAGCGGCAGTTACTGAGGCCCCGGCAGAGAAGCCCAAGCGGCGCCGGAAGGTGGCCGGTATGGAGGGCCTGACATGATCAACCGTCTCGCCAGCCGCTTGCCGGCTCATATCAGCCACGGTCAGCGAATCGTGCTCGCCAAGCTAGATCTAGCCTACGCGCGCACCATGCGGCGGATTATCCGCGAAGGCGAACGCCTGGATACCGGCCCGGCGCTGCTGATGATGGCGGTCGAGGACTACAACGACGTGCTCTTGCAAATGATCGGCGAGGCGCGGAAGGCGCTGCAAGCGGAGAACGTGCCGGCCGAAGATTGGGAAACGAGCTAACAGGAAAGGATGTGCGATGGCCGCGTTTTACGATCCCGACGAGGACGACGATTCGGAACTTGAAGATCTGAGCGACCTGGAAGACAGCGAGATCGTGGATGACGATGACGACGATCTTTACGACGACTTGGACGATGACGAGTAAAGCCCGCCCCGTGGCTTGTGGCCAGCAGGTCTAGCGGCCTGCAAGCGGGGCAAAGCGTGGACGGTCGGCGTTGCCGGGGGGCTGCGGCCGACAGCAGAGGAGAGACAACTTATTGAGGCGTAGTTGTTTGCTGTGCCCGAAGCTCGTTGCTGACGGCACGAACCCCGGATTAGCTGCCCTGGTTCGCCTAGAGGCGATGGGGCGGCATCCGGGGGAATTTTGAAAGGGCAAGGTGAACCTGTGAGCACTGTGCAAGCGAAGCGGCGGGAAGGTAGAGTATCTAGCTCTAAATCCTCTCCCAAGGGCCCTGCCGTGGCGCCACGCGAACCGAGCACGAAGAACACCGACGACCCGCGAGGGAAGTTTGGGCGATTCCTACGTGCGTACCTGGCTCGCAAGGACGACAAAGACGGCAACGACCTAGGCAAAGAACTCGACAAGAGCGCCCGTACGATCCGGCTGTGGGCGCAAGGCGAGGCGGGTCCAGCTTTTGCCGATCTGGACCGGGTTGCCGCGGCAATGGGCTATTCCAACTGGGCCACGCTCGCCACGGCGGTTGAGCGATTCTGCGAGAAAAACCCCGAGTAGAGTTTTGGCAAGAATCTTGCCGAACAACTATTGACGGGCAGCGTATTGTTTTGGTAGGATTCCTGCCATACCAATGACGCGCACGAAAGGACCACGAGCCCATGAAAGCCAACGCCAGCCAATTCGTGATCTGGAACGGACGCGGCAACCAGCGCGTGCGCCCCTGGGGCCGCTTGGACACGTTCGACACGTTCGCCGAAGCCGAGCGCACGTGGGACAAGTTCAAGGCGTTTCTGCGTGACTCGGGCATCGTGCCGCCGCACGTCACGATTCTGCCGCTGGCGGAAGTAGGCGAAGGCGATCCGGCACTGGCGGCGATGGTACGTGGGCCCTGGAACAACGCGGATTAAGGAGAACCGTTATGTCGCGAGACAAGATGCAGGCGGCGTTTGCGGAAGCGATGGCCGGCTCGGATTTGGAAGAAACGGAGGTCCCGAAGTGGCTGCTGCGGGTGGCGTTCGAGCTGGGCTATCTGGCTGGCGAACGTGCGTAGTTGATCGAGTCGAGTGCCCGCCTGGATCGCGCGATTGCGGCGGCAACGGCATAACCAAGTCCCTTGAACCAAGAGCGAATCATGGCCACCGTCCTAACCCTTCCCGATCGCGAAGCCTGGCTCGCAGAGCGCAAGCATGGACTGGGCGCCTCCGACTGGCCTGTCGTGCTGGGGCTCACCAAGAAGACGCCCTTCGCCCTGTGGGCCGAGAAGTGCGACTTGCTGCCGGCGGAAGACCTGGCGGCATCGATCGAGGCCGTTGACTGGGGTCTGCGGCTGCAAGGTCCGATCTTGCAAGGCTTCGCAGATCGCACGGGGCGGCACGTCGAGGAAGGCCATCCCTTCGCAATCGTGAGGCACGAGCAGTATCCATTTCTGTTCGCGAGTCTCGACGGTACGCAGCAGTGCCCGGACCGCGGCCCAGGCGTGGTGGAAGCCAAGAACGTCGGCAGCTATCTCGCGGATGAATGGGCGAACGACCAGACTCCGCTCAAGTTCGTGGTCCAGGTTCAAGCCCAACAGATTTGTGCCGACCTGGACTGGGGTAGCGTGGTGGGCCTGCTCGGCGGAAACCGGCTGCTGTATCGCGACTTCGAGCGGGACGACAGTTTTCTCGAAGCCGCGATCCCGCACCTGGAAGCGTTCTGGCATTGCGTGGAGACTCGCACACCGCCGCCCGTGGATGGGACCGAGTTCACGCGCAAGGTGCTCGGCGCTCTCCATCCGGAAGACAACGGGATGACGATCGAGCTGGGCGATGAAGCGATTGAGTGGGCCGACAAACTGGAGCAGGCCAAGCAAGAATCCAATGCCCTGAAAGACCTGGAAGAACTGTATTCCAACCGGCTGCGAGCGGCCATCGGCCCCAATACGTTCGGAGTGCTGCCCGACGGCCGAGCGTTCTCATACAAGACGCAAACGCGGAAGGCGTTCTACGTGGAAGAATCCACATTCCGCGTGCTGCGAAAAGCGAGCAACAAGTAACGACAACCAACCAAGCGAAAGGAAACCAGACAATGGCAATTGCAACCACCTCCGCCCCGACGAGTCTGCAACTCACGATCCCATCGGAAGATGTACTGAGCACCATCGAAGCGATCGTCTCGGAATGCGGGCTGGCGACGAACGCTGGCGCGAATCACGTGCTGCGAGCGGTCAAGCGGGCCGCCGGCATAAAGGCCCTGCGCAAGCTGCTCAACGATGAATTCATGAAAGAGTTCATCATGCCGCTCCAGGGCTCACGACTCGGCTTCCGCACGGACAAGGATCGAGAGAAGGGCTACTCACTGGACGTCGTGCGGGACTGCCTGATCGAGTGCCTGCTGCAAGGCGGTCATGCCACCGGCAACGAGTTCAACATTATCGCCGGAAATACCTACTTCACGAAGGAATTCTTCAAGCGGGCCGTCGGCGAAATCGAGGGCCTGACCGATTTGGAAATCCTGGCCGGCGTTCCGCAGAACGGTCAGGGAGGGGCGCTGGTGCCCTATGTTGCATCGTGGTTGATGCACGGGAAGCCGCAGTCGATTGAGTGCCTGAAGCGCAAGCTCGATGACGGCACGGAAATCGACAGCCGGATCGCAGTGCGCGTCAACTCTCAAATGGGCGTCGACGCGATTCTTGGCAAGGCCGAGCGGAAGATGCTCGCCCGCGTCTATAACCGGGCCACAGGCTCAGAGGTGTGGGAGGGCGACGCCGACGAGTCGGACGCACCGGCGCGCCGACCGACAAACCTCGCCGCGCTCACGAGCAAGCTGAATGGCCAGGCAGGTGGCGGAGCAACAGCCGAAGCCACTGAAATCGACCATCCGGGCTTTACCGCCGACGAGTCCCAGGTCGATGACGCCCCCACCAACGCCGAGCAGTCCCAAGACCCCAGCGAAATCGCCCACGACGATGAGGACGCCTTCGACAATCTCAATCTGAAGCTCAACGACTGCCCGAATCTCACGGCCGTTAACGATGCCGAGAAGGCCGCAATCGCCGCCGGGCTGAACGAGCAGCAGGTGCGCCAGATGTGCGACGCGCGGCGGAATGAGATTCGGGAGAGCCGCGGCAAGTAGTGCGGCTCCGCGCAAGCGGAGTTCAAGGGATTCAGTAAAGCGTCGGTTGTTAAGTGAGGAGAATTACATGCTGCGGATGGCACACAGGATTCTGCAAGCCAAGATATCTGTCCCCGATACGGTGCCAGACGACGCCAGAGGTATTACCCTGGCTGCGGCGCAGGCTTCGCAGGCCATGCTTCGTTCGCCGAACATGGAGATCGTTGTCGCGGATAACGTCGCCCAGTTTTATTTCGCATCCGAGCAAATGGAATGGTCGGATGACGACTTCCCGCACATAGCACCGCCGTTCCCGACGTTTTGCATTGAGCATTCTTGCCCGCCAGTGTTTCGCAATATCGACCGGAACACTGGCGAGATTAAGGTTATTCCCGGCGAACAGAACCCGATCCTGCAAACCGCCTACGTCTTTATGGCGATTCCAGGCGAAACAGCGCGGGAACTATGCGCATCGATGCCACCTAATTCATTTGTGAGTGTGTCATGGCGGCCCATCGTCGACGGGTGTGACCCTAGGTGGATTATCCAATGCGTCCAGTGGATGGCCCTAAAGCAGAACGGCGCCGCGTTCCCAACAGGCCTCTTGTGGTCGGTAGGAGTTTCCGAAACGGGCGCCGGGCTATTGAGGACATGTTGGCCCGGGATCTTCGCAGGGCATTACGGCCCGGACCCGGCGCAGCTGAATGCAGAAATGCACCTTCCGTGGCTGGTGCTTAGTTTCATGCACTGCAAGAACGTTCGGCGAATCGAATGCACGCATGCCGTTGGCCCAAATGATAAGTGGCTTCGACGGATGCGCCTTCCACGCTTGGCGTATCACGAACTCGACATTGGTCCCATGCGCGATGTATTGGCTACGGAAGGCCAATTGGAATCAGTTAGCCTAAAACGCG